ATAAACGTCATTATCCTTGCAGGTAGAGGCTACAGCATAAAGCTACTCACTTGGTTTAAGTATTATTGTGAAGTGATGCCTCTGTTTATCATGCTTTTTCATATTGCATGCATGGTAACATTTGCGTCTCATGAAAAAGAAATGTGCGTATGGTTTAAGGAGAATTGGGTATCGGCAGCATTTATCTATTTTTCCGTTTACATCCATCCGCTTGTGCTTATAATTGCGAGCAGATTCTTTTGGCTCTGCTACAGATGGCGTATTCCGATGATCATCTACCTATTTGGGATAAATGCTATTCATATCGTATACTGGAATGTTTTTACCACCAACGAAATGGTGGAAGCTAATGTTGTAATACTTGTAATGACCATTATATTTTATGTATATGGTTTTGCCGATAAGTATTTCTCAGGCAAGGGCTGTCAAAGTTTAATCTCTAGATTATAATGATATGGGAAAGTTATTTGGTTATCACACCTTGGGAGTGTTATTAAAATCGTTATCTGATTCTTGTTTTCGAGCAGACGAGCAAGAGAAGAGAGGGGAGAAGGTAACAGCTTGCGGAATGAGTAGCGATGAGATAGAAGACCTTTGTGAGAACTATCTGCCGTATGCTCTCAACCCAATGATGAGCACTGAGGAAGTCAAGGAGAAGCTTCACGTTTCTGACGCAACATTGAATCGAATGGTTGCTAGGGGTGACATTCCTAATGGTGAGTGCAAGAAACGTGGGCACACCCGATATTTTAAGAAGTGGGATATACTACACTACATAAAGAGTAAGAGAGGTAAGTGATTGCCTCTCTTTTTTGTTTCAGTTTGCGTGAGTGACTGTTGTAATTTTTGCAATAGTCACTCTGACTTCCCCTCTTTTTTTTGTTTTTACATTTTCAAAAAGTCTTCTATATCTATGTACTCAATACCGAAATTCTCCGCACATTGTTTGTCGGAGTCCGAGAAGTCACCTTCTTTTCCGCTAGCATCACCTATCATTATCAGCTCACTTTTCTTCCAAGAAGAATACGACTCAAGCATTCCTGTATTTGGCTTTCTCATTTCTATCTCTGCATGCGATGGGCAATACATAGAGTTGACGAAGATATTTCGTCCGGTATGATTGCGAAGATATTTTTGCATAAAGCTTTCAATAGCCTTTATCTTTCCGATGAAATCCTGTTCGTCAACAAATTGAGGGATGCCACCTTGATTTGAGACTATTTCCACATAGTAAAGAGTAGGGAATGCATCTACAATCTTATCCAAAACCTCTTTACGGATTTTGAAATCTGTTACATCTGTAGGAAAGGTGTTTCCTGATATAGTTGTAATAATCGTGTCGTCTAAATCAATGAATAATACTTTTTTCTTGATTAAATATCCTTTTTCTGTCATAATTTTGCTTTTTTCTATATTGATATATTAATATCTTTATCTACGAAAATTAAGTTTGTAAAACACAGTTGTTCCGGTGTGTCTCACCATTTTTATTACAATGCAAAGATACGACAAAAAAGATGGCCTTGCAAATAAATTAATGCAAATTTTAAAACGTTATCTGTTTTTAATGAAATCATTAACAATTCTCTCTATGGTGTCTTGCTTGATAGCTATAGGGGCATCACCTTGATATTCTATCACTTGGTTGCCGCATTCCTTCCAAAATAGGTTGCTATTGATGCGTTCGCCATCTACCAAGATCCAATCCGGATGATGTTCAAACGAATGCATATTAGTTAGCGGAACGAGAATGAATAATTTATTCTCCATCTTGTTTACGAGTACCGACAAGTCATTATCATCAAATGTTATGATAACTCGATTTTCATTCTCAGATAGAACGTTAAAATCCTCATTAAAACGTTCATAAAGGTAATTTTTGATTTTCGAACAACTCATATTCTTGTAATTTTATAGGAGGGCAGATGGAAAAATCCAAGGTCTGCCCGCCAAGTTAAACTTATAAGGAAATCTTCTATAATATCGACTGACAAAGCCATCCCATAAGATAGCATGGTTCTTCGCCTTGCATATCTATTCCCAGATGGTTGCATATATGTGCTACTACATGAAACATTTCATGTGTGAGACTATTTATATACTCACCTTCAGAAGTAGATTTGCAAATGAGCACAACACTTGTTTTCTTTGAAACATTTGTGTATGTCAATCCTTTGTTTGAAGAATTGGTTGAAATGTGGTCGTATGCATCCAATAATGGTTGCCCCTTACAATCAATGGAACTTAGTAAGTCCATAGCTTCGTCAACATCTTCTTGATTAGCTACATGACATACAATCACATTCCAATCGTATTTCTCCAAGTAAATTTCTTGTTTAATCATAATACATCATCCCATGGAATGCCGATACCATTATGGTTGCAATCGGCATAAAATCTATTGAAAATAAATCCGTCCGCTTGGTCTGGGTCATCCACCATATCCTTAATGAATTGAGCCAAAGCAGCTTCGTCTTTTAAAGAAGACTTAAAGAAATCGGCTCTAGCCATGTTTGCGACATAAACGAAATCGTAATTGTCGGCATTCTCCAACTTTACGTTGTTGACTTTAAGAAGTTCCTCGACTGTATCTTTTTCTGTCGGTTCAACTTTTTCGAGCTTACCAGTTGTTGCGTTTGTCTTGCGCATTAAGGTAATAGCCCAATCGCACATCTTTTTATTGAAGTGCCAGCCATTGTAGCGAAGGTATGCAATCATCCCTTCAGGCTTCATATCGTATGCGTCAAGTGGTATTTTGTATCTTACCATAATAAAAGCTTTTAAAGGAGGTGGAGATTTCTCCCCACCTCAAAGTGTAATACTAATAGCGATAACCGCCACCTCTGCGACCACCATGTCTTTCACCATAGCGGTCATCATCGTCATCCCAATTGTCTCGGTAATCTGGCATTGGGCTTCTGTGACCCATTCTTCCATACTTGTCATCACCCATTTCATCAATGCAGTGCATGAGTTTGCCACCATACTTAAGCATCTTCTCTACAAGTTCTGACATTTCATTTACCTTGTTTTCGGTAATTTCTATCATGTATCCCATAATGATTTACTTTTTTGTATTAACTTTTTCCAAAGCCACTGACAACATAGACTTAATATCGGTCAAAGTTCCCTTCATCCCGCTAACCTCGCTTTTGAGGTTATTGATGTCTTCTTCCTGTTGTCTGTCTTTGGCTATTTGTGGATTCAATACGGCACGCATCTTTGCGCACTCTGCCATAACCTTTTTGTGGTATGGCTCGCTTTCCACAATCTCCTTAGAATGCCGATACATAGCATCAACTTCCGCATCCATAGCTTCACGGCTTTCAGAAACCACGAGGTTTTCTGAATTTGCGATTTGCATATTGGATGGGAGTTGTTTGAACTCCATTTGTTCATTAGGCAATTTTACGACAACATCAACGGTAGTCTCCATTGGTTGTGGGTTGAATTGCCCAGGAGTATATGTTGGGAACTTAGGTTGTGGGTTACTGACCGACACAACCTGTCCGATTTTAAGACTTGGGTTTTCACCCTTGTCAAGCACATAGAATATGCTGTTAGGTCGAAGTCCTTGAAACATAGCTTTGTAATGTTAATTGTTAAACAATACCCGTCATTAGCTGAAGGGTGTTAGTATCTCGCTCGAACCAAAACTGATAAACTCCAGTTCCTGCAATGTCGGCTACCGTCAAAGGATTGCCGTTGAACTTAGTTACAGCTTGGGTTACGCCATTGGTCTCGAAAAGGATTGGCAGCGTATTTGTCGTACCTGTCGGAATGGCTTGATGTAGGTTCACAAAGATAGTTCCCCTATAGTTAGCATTCACGAAGGCGTGGTTTCTGAACGAGAAAACAACATTTTCGGTGTTCACCACCACGCCTGTAGATGCGATAGCTGCCGAGCCGTTACGATTAACCCATGCAAAAGGTCTCATCCATAACATAGCAGCCTCCTTTCCTAATTAACCCCAAAAGCTTGCATTGTTGACACCATTCAGACCATATAAGCCTGTTTGCCAAGCAACGCAATTTGGAACAGCAGTAAATGGGCTGTAGCTGGTTGTGACAGTTGATGGAAGCTTACACTTGATACCATCTACCTCTTTTTGCAAGCCAGCCAACATAGCGTTGACAGGTGCCATAGCTTGACCTACAATCTGCGAAGTCATGGCAGAAGACTTATAAGTTCCATTCTCTTCACGAAGATGGTCTATCTTGTCCTGCATATCTCTGAGTTCTGCTTGGCGTTGGCCATTAACTACGGTCTGAGTACTATCTTTAATAGCATTCAAAATGTCGCATGTCTGACCCTTGGTTTCGAAAGCAACATTAGAAAAGCCTCGTTCCTGACTTACGGCTACATTGTTGATGGCATTCTGCAAAGTGCCAGTCTGCTGACACATAGCCAACTTGACGTTTCCGTCCATAGCCGTAATATTGTTATTTACACGGCAGCAGCAATCAGCGAGTTGTGATGCAATCTGCATGTTACCTTGCTGAAGAGCGTTGATGGTTTGCATTCCGCTCATGCCTACTTGGTTGCCCACGTTCTGAACTTGGGTTGTCAAGGCAGAGATTGCTTGTTGAATCTGTCCTTCAGTACAATTGAGCTGAGTAGCGAGATTACTGAGTGCATTACGATTGCCACCGATAGCATCCATAAGCAAGGAACGACCATAGTCATTGTTGATTTCGTTAGCAAGACCTCCGCCATTGCCACGGCCACCAAAGCCGAAACCATTACCGCCCCAACCGCAGAAGCAAAGGATAAAGAGCAGCCAAATGAACCAAGAACCATCACCATTGCCGAATCCGTTATTACCCTTCATCGCAAGAAGAACGTTTGGATCAACGCCTCTCTGTTGGAGCAGAGGAGCTATCAAGCTCATCATTCCTCCATTGTTACCTGAACCCTCTGGATTAAAAACATAAGTTTTTGATGTCTCCATAAGAATAATCTTTTTGTGTTAAACCTTAATTAAACTAACTCTATGTAACGTTACGGCTGCAAAGTTACGAATAATAAGGATAAGATGAAATAACTCTATCAAACTTTCTTTTAATCACTAATAATCAAGTAGTTAAGGTGATAGGAGGTAATATCATACTTCCGGATGCATAGAAATCAAAGGCTTGTTTGCAAATTCCGTTTGCAGAAAACGAAAAATGCAAACGGAACAGCAAACAGAAATTAAGCACACACGAACTTGAAACCAAACTTTTCAGTATAGTATTCCTCTTTAGGGTGTCTTTTTGTCTCGGAGTCATAGCAGAGAATGAACGGCTCACCCTTAGAGTAGAAATAGTTATAAGACTTTCGCAAATACATCTTAGCATTCAAAGCCTTTGAGGAGAGCTTTCTTATCCTCAACTTTGTCTCTTGCGGCTTGCCCGACATAACTCTAAGTTCATCCATTTTGTATTGCATGTGAAGTTTTCTTCCTTTACTTGCATATCTTTCTTTATTCCAATAGTTTCTTAGAGACTTGTTTCGCTCTTTACGAATTCTATTTATCGTTTCTACATTGTGTTTTAAACCAAGCTTACTGACTTGTCCTAATATTGTAGATTGAGGAATATTCAACACTTCGGAAATTTCCCTTGCTGTCATTGTTTGGTACATGACGGAAATTTGGCTGATGGTTTCTTTACTCAACTTGTTGTCTATTTTTGTGCCACCTAAAATAGTGATATATTTATATAATGTATGTGCGGTAACACCAGCTGTCTTAGCCACTTCCTTCCGTGGATAGTCATTGATGTGGGCTTTGATATAGTCCATCTGTTCTTGTGTTAGTTTTCTTGGCATCCTTCATCCTCCTCAAAAGAAAATCCATATTTATTCATGTAGTACTTCTCGTTCATCCTATGAGTATTCCGGTCATAACCCAAGATATAAGGTTCGCCTTCAAAACCGAAATACCCATGCTTCGTAATGAGATTGTATTTGGCGTGATACGCTTTTGTCGGCAACTCGGAAAACTTAAAATTCGTTTTCTGTGGTATGCAGGACATAACTCTGAATTTTTCTACACGCATCGTTTTTTGCCAGCTTTTTACCCTTTTACTTATTGTTGCTTTCTCATACGCTTTCTTTAAATTTGCCAAACTATTCTTTTTAAGTCTTTCGATAGTTTCTTCTGAATGAGTAAGCTTTAGTCTTTTTGCCGCCTTTCCTACTGTAGATGGATGACACCCTACAATCTCGGCAATCTCTTTGACTGAATGGTTGGTATAAAGCTTTGCAATTTGTTCATCACGCTTCTTGTTGGGTTGCGGAACCGGTCTTTTATGTTCGATTTTACAATTGCAATCATGTAGAATCTTATACAAGAATTTTACGCTGACACCCATTCTTTGTGCCAACTTGTATCTTGGTCGTTCATTTATGTGCGCCTTAATAAAGTTTATTGTGTCTTGTTCTATAACTTTCATTTTTATTCAGTTTTTGTGGTGTGTCTCACCTGTTTTTTGCAAAGATAATGAGATTTTATTGGTAGAGCAAATAATTTAATGTGTTATAACTTTGTTTAAGGAAAAATTTAATTATTTGCACAAAAATTAATTGTGTGGTTTTACGACTCGGCTATTTTCACATTATTATATATAAATAGCTATCTTTGCAACAAAAAATACAATAAAATGACAGCGGAAACTATTCAATTAATACAGACGGGAATTAATCTTCTTTGTGCATCGGGTGTAATCTCAACTCTGCTGTACTATAATAGTAGAAAGCGAAAGGAGGCGGCACTCGCATCACAGGAAGAGAATAAGACTATTTCATCGTATGCCGATGAGTGGAAGGCTCTCTATGAACGTTCCAACGAATCGGTTATTAATCTTGGCGGCAAAGTTGATGAATTATATGAGGAAATCAATCAGTATCGTATTACGATACGCAATCTTAGGGATGAGAAGAACGATTTGAAGCTTGCCTTGCATGAGGCACAATGGAACAGATGCATCAAGGATGGATGCCAACTTAGAACCCCACCAAGAAAACGAAATTCTTTAGAAGCATTTGTTGAAAAAGAAGAGAGCGCTATATATCGTGACAGGGAGGATTAAAATATGGTTAAGTATCTGAAATTACTCATACAAGTTAATAGCGGACATTCAAGCAAGGCATTCTTCTTAGTGTCCGTTACTCTGATAGGTCTCTTGATGCTCCTAGTAGTATGCTTCGTCTTAGTGTGGGAAGTGGTAACTTATGGTACTATCAAGACCGATTTGATGGGGTTAAGTGCATTTGTTGGTAGTGTAGCTAGTTTGTTCGTCACGGCTGGCATTACCAAGACGATAGGGGAACGTGGCGAACACAATAACAACAACTTAAAGATGGAGGAAAAAGACAATGGCTAAATCGGAGATTTTAAGCGAGTTCGTGCTTAGCTGGGAATCATCTAAGTACACAAACACGAGAAGTGATAGGGGTGGAGCGACAAAATTCGGAATTACGCTTGCCACTTGGAAGAAGGTTGGATATGACAAGAATGGCGATGGAAAGATTACTGCCGAGGACGTTAAGTCGCTATCCAAGTCGGACTATGACCGAGTTTTCAAGAGGAATTACTGGGACGTTTGTTATGGAGACAAAATTATCAACCAGTCGGTCGCAAACCTTCTTGTAGATTTCGCATACAACAGCGGATGTTCAAAGGCTATCAAGAAGATACAGAAAGTAGTCGGAACAAAGGAGGATGGTATCATAGGCAAGAACACCTTGGCGGCTATCAACAACTTCAAGCAAGGACAATGGGTCTTGTTCGACAAGCTAAAGATTGCTAGGATAACTTACCTTAATGACATCGTGAAGAACGACCCGAAACAAGAGGTCAATCTGAAGGGTTGGCTGAGACGTGTCGGGAACATCCAATATGGTAAGCTCGTCTGCAATGACGGGCGTGCGATAAACTGCCAATAACACAAAAATAACTCCATCGCTCTAGTCGGTGGGGCTATTTTCGTTAAAGTCCTAGCTTGGTGGTTATCCAAGAGCCAATTGGAACATTCTCCTCCTTGGACTTCTGCTTTATATAGTCCACGGTTTCCTTTGGCATCCTTATGCAAAGGTTCACGTTGTTCCCTTTCTTTCGTCCGCTTCCAGCCCTTGCGCCTCCTCTGTTACTTTTCTTGTTATCCATATCTATTTTGTTAGAAGTATTACTCTATCCATTGTTGTGCTTCTTGGAGCGATAAAATAGCATTCTCGCTCCAGCTTGTCTTTTACGAGTCGGTCTATCTCCTTTATCTTATCTCTGCTTTCGTCTAGCTGGTTCGTTAACATCTTGATGCGTCCTTGCATATACTTCAATTCGGTAGCCACATTCTCTGGCTTACAAACTTTGCTTATGTTTGCTAGAACAGCTTTCATAGCCTTGTTTTCTTCTACCAACTTGTCGTAGTTGCGAAGAATAGGAAGCATCTGCCTCTCGTAAGGAATATTGTTTTTTGTCTTACTCATATTATTCTACAATTTGAAATGCCAAGTCGTTCAATATGACTCCAATCGGTGTGTTCTTATCTGTGTTACGGAATGGCTTATCCAACACGAAAGCACAAACCTTGGTGTCATAGATTATCTTATAAGTACTGCCGAGCAAGGAAATGGTATCTCCCTCGTATAGTTCTTTTCCATTCTCATCCTTTAATCCTGTGTATTGGCAAATGGTATCTTCCACTACCTCATATACGCTGCAATACTCATCTTCGATAGTATGGTATTGTTTCTTTCCTTCTCCTGTGAATAGGCTACCATATACAAAGTCGGTTTCTTTTTGGGCGATAAAGTCAAGCCCCTTCAATCCGTCTGCTCTTCTTGCTCTGAATTTGATAGTTCTCATATCGCTTGGTTTTAAAGTTCAATACCTCGCCATCTCTTGATGGTACAAAGACTCTCGAAATTATCAATATACACTTTGTCCTTATTGAAGAAGGCTTGTTGTATTTGGTATTTCATCCAACCGATGTTGCAACCATTCTCGCCACCTTCCCAATGGTAGTAGCGATAATGCAAGCTAACGTCTATGTCAAGCACATCATCTTCTCCAGATACTTCTGATGGGTGAATGTGGAGGTCAGCCTCAACATGAATGCTCTTGAAGATTGCAGGCTCCATCTTGAAATCGGAACTTACGATGTGCTTTTCGTCCTTTGGTGTGAACTCAGCGTAAATACCAAGTCTCTCACAAGTCTTCTGTATATCCTTGGCTATGTAGGATAGAATGTTTTTATGCTCCATAACTTATGAATATTCTTGATTTTCTTTTTCACAATTATCATATCCGTTTTCGTAGCTCATAGAACTAATATCTTTTACTATGTTTGCTATCTTGTCTAAGTCAGTATCCGACTTAACTCCTAACTTTTTTAAAAGCGGAACAAGCTCTTTGTTAAACTTATCGTTTGGGCTATTATTGCCCCAAAAATCACTATCTCCGATATAATATTCTTTGCTCATTTTATTAATAGTTTTTGAATCTTTTTCATGTCCGTAAATCTAAATAGTTATGCTTTTTACAACGTATGCGAACTTCATCGTACCATAGGCGTTATATTGGATAAGTTGCATAGAGATTGCATATTCATTTTTTAAGAATAGATAACCTTCTGCTATAATAGACTTTTGTACTTCTAGGCTCTTGTCTGGATTGACCATCTCTATAGCCTTGCATCTACTCTCAACTACAGTGAGGTCTGTATCAGATAGCATTTTAGTTATTTCTTCTTTGGCTGTTTCTTCATCCTCATACTTAAAATTGTTTTTAGCGAGAATGCGATTAAACATCAAATCTGTTGTCAAGCTTAATTCTTTCATATCCGTAAGTTTAAATGGTTATTATGCGAACAAAAGGGCACATTGAAACTCGTTCTCGAAACGCTCTCTTGTGTAGTCTGCGAAGCGCTCGAACTTGCCACCTTTTGCGAACTCCTTAGCATCTGCAATGAAGTTACACTCCTTAATGATGGACTTAGCTTGAACTTGCTCAAATCCGAACTCGAAGAACTCACGCATTCTTTTTTTATTAGTTGTTGCCATATTCTTTTCGCTTGCCGTGATGCGATAGGGCTTAATTGTTAATAATACAGTTTCTGAAGGTGTGTCTCACCTTTCTAATTCTGTTACAAAGATACAAAGAATATTTGAAATATGCAATAAAAAATCAAATTATTTTCTTTGCTTTAACGTCTTTTGGCTATAATAGTAGGCTTGATTACATTCGTTAACAGAAAATGGCTAGTTTTTCACTTATTCGGGTTTTGGAAATAACCCAAATGGCTCTTTTTGTGCCATATATAATATAATTTGTACCTTTGCACTCAAAAAGGAGGTTGATATGCAACTAAGATTTGATTGGTGGCGTTGGCTCGTTACCATATTGGTAGGTTTCTTCATCATGCTTATGATGTACGGATGCCGGACGACAAGATATGTAGATGTAGAAAAAGTGGTGCGAGACACAACTACTTATGCCCATTGGGACTCAATTGTCAACGAAAGGGTCAAGCTTATTCGGGATAGCTTGCTATCTTATCATTGGGAGCAGACCGAAAAGCAGGTTAAGGATTCCACTTACGTCAAGGATGATGTCAAGACAAGGGTAGATGAGAGTGGTAAGGTACTAGGTAAGGATTCTACTCATATAGAGATTAGATACAGGGACAGCAAGGAACTATCCAAGGTTCGTGATAGCCTTATTCATTATAAGGAGATAGCAGAGCGAGCAAGTATATACAAGGCTCAGAGGGATAGCCTCAACAGAGAGTTGAGTATTGTCCAGACCAAAAAGGAATATATTGAGAAAGACTTGGAGGGATGGGATTTGTTCTATTGGAAATTCGGTATGATTTCCTTTTGGGTCGTTTCCTTGATGCTGGTTACAATGATTTTCTTTCTCACGGTAAAATATAAGAAAAAGTTATTTTATTAGGTTGGTTTTTAGTTATTAAGGTTTTAGATTGGTTTAAGGTAACAACTTATGGAGCAGCTGCCAGTGATGGTGGTTGCTCTCTTTTTTTTGTCTTGAAAATGCCTTAGAGTGTAAAATGTTAATATTGCAAGCGGCTTAATGTATTTGTAGTTTTATATATGTAACTAAAATTGGGTTGTGTGTTAAAAATACGCAATTAGAGTAGAATATCACATTAAAGCCCTTGCAGTTTGAAAATAAATTAGTATCTTTGCAGCGTGCTTTGTTGGTGCTGACACGCTTACAAGAATCAATAAGATTTTCCGTGGCGAAAGCCATACCACGATAATCCTTACCTAGATTTCGGTGTCAGACGAATGAAGGGTAAGGATTTCTTTTTAGAATCCTTGTTTTGAGTCGAAACATCCTTAGATAGTTCTAAGTTAATAATGGGCTATAAATGTTGGAGTAGGCGAAACACAAATAAGTTAAACAAATAAGGAATTTATGGGAAAGCATTATTTACATATACGTATGGACTTGGTAAAGAAGTATACCTATGGTGCGTCATCATCAGAAGTGAAGGCGCACAAGGAGACGCTTTGCTTTGCTATTTGGTGTAAGATGCAACGCAGAAATTCTGTAATATTTAACTTAACCATCAAGGATGTAAAGAAAAAACTCGGTGTAGGCTATCCAAAGGCAAGAAAATTGCTAAAGGATGTCAAGGAGGATGGACTCTTTACAGAACTTGGTAATGGGCGATTTATCGTGAATACGTTCCGTGACAAAGAAAAGAAGCCCAATAAAAATGGAGGTCGCTTCCAAGGGGCTTACGTTTGTCGTATTCCTATTAACAAGGACTATAAGCTAAAAGAGTTATATTCTATAGTCAACAACATTTTGTACATATCGGTTATTAGTGGTGCTCGTCAAGACTGTTTTAACGTTGGAAACAATGATTGTGCTTGGCATCAACTAACTACTAACTCATTTGCAAAGGTTGTGAATATGGGTCATGGCTCTATATGCCGAATCAAGAAGAATCTTATCAGCGAAGGTAAGATTAAGTCCACGTATGCGGAAATGCACATGGCAGATGATAGAAAAGAGGGAGAGATGGAACGAACATTGCAAAGGCTTGGTCGTAGGAACTTTACGTTTAACGTAGGTAACCTGCACTATTTAATCATACCTTGCTCTTACTCTTTTGGAGACCGAGAGACTTCTGTTGCTATCAAGCACAGAATCTATGGTTATAAATTGAAGGGACATGGTGCTTTTGAAAAAGGCACGAACAAATACTATAATGGATCAATAGGATTAACCAATATACCTGATTAAAGGTCGAGTTCTATTTCGGACATTTTCATATTAGTAGTTAGTTGGAATATATATTTAGGGAGTCTTTAATAGGCTAACGTGTTCCTTAGTATATTACGTGTTATTATTATATATACGAGATTATGAAGAAGTATGAATGTTATATAAGTTTAGCTGGTAATGTGTGTGGTGACAAAGGAAGTTATTATTATGCGTTTGCTACATTTGAAGGAGAAAAAATGATTGATAGTGTCGCAACAAGTCGGAGTCTTTTGGTATATCCTAAGTCGTTTTGTCCCGATTTTGACTAAGGCATTAAGAAAATGCAGAGGTGAGTTCCATGTGTATGTGTACTTACCAAAAGGCTATGATTTTGTAGAATTACCTAATGGTGAATACCAAATATCAGCTTCGTACTCCTGTTCCGAGATAACTGAGTACACTTATAAGTGCAGCGACAAAATAACAATAAAGAAGTTTGATGAAAATAGTAAAAGATGTTTGGATATACAACAAAAAGCAGAAGAGATAAGAGAAATTAACGAAAATAAAGAATTACACAAGTCAATAGCCAAAGAAATGAAGGCGAAAGATAAAAATAGCAAGAAAGACTTGCGTAGGGAAAGATTAATTCCGAACTATATTTGCTATACCGATGGAAGCTGCGATAATTATTCCACTCACAAGGCAGGTGGCTCGGCTTATATCGTTGTGAATACAGCTACAGGTGAACTTGAAAAGGTAAAGACACATCATTGCTTGCATACGACAAATAACAGAATGGAGATGTTGGCGATAATATCAGCCGTTAATTATTGCCCGAAAGGTTCTGTCATAGAGGTTCGAAGTGATTCTAAGTACGCATTGAAGATGTTCCGCTATACAGATTGGGAAATAGGCGCAGATATAAAGAACCCAGACTTAATTAAGTTGTATCGTAAGTGTGCAAAGGATAAGCTTGTTATTTTGACTTGGGTAAAGGGGCATAATGGTGATGATTTGAACGAGCAAGCGGATTGCTTGGCTTTTGGTGCATATGAGAAAGCATTAAAAGAGAATGGCTTACCAATGGCTCCTGAGAAGTATCGTGCTATGAGACGAGGCAAGCAGACGGTTTTTGAAACAGATAATTAAAGATAAATTTGATTTATTATGAAAGAGTTAGGTTTTGATAAGCTATACGTAAAGTTTAGCAATTTATATTGTGAGTATCGTAGTAGAAAGCAATTCTTGAAGTGGTTAAAATCCGCAAAGAATCTTTCTGAAGAGTTGTTTGAAGTAACGCCAAGTGGAGGTGGCTCGTTTGATGTTGTGTTGTCTTTTGAAGAGATAAAGGATTTATTTCCGATTATGGAGAACTCATTGCCTAAGTATGAAAACGATATAAAGCAAGTTCTTTTGGCCATAAAGGAAATGGGACAGCTTGAAGTTGCAAAGATATGGCATGAGGATGATTGGGGTGACGGCTTTGTAGAGGATTTTTGTAAAACCCATGATATTTAATGAAGATACATACATTTGAACTATGTGCCGGATATGACTCTCAACTGATGGCTTTAGAGCGGTTGAAGAAGAACCATTCTGATTTCGATTACGAGTGCATCGGATGGTCTGAGATAGAGCCAAGCGCAATAACATTACATAACGCTTGTTTTCCTAGTCTGTCCGGCAAGAACTTTGGTGATATGACCAAGATAGATTGGAGCAAGGTTGCTGATTTTGACTTACTGACATATTCAACACCCTGCCAGTCTGTTTCGCAAGCCGGAAAGCAGAAAGGAATAGAGGAGGGAAGCAATACACGTTCCTCTATCCTTTGGTTTACAAGAAACGCCATTATTACCAAGAGACCGAAATACCTCTTGATGGAGAATGTAGAGGCTTTGGTTCAAACAAAGTTTATTGGGTTCTTTAACAAGTGGCGCAAGGAGTTGGAATCCTATGGATATGTCAACTACGCAAAGGTGATAAATGCCGCAGATTGCGGTGTTCCTCAGAACAGAAAGCGTGTCTTCATGCTCTCTATACGAAACGATGGTGATAAGATAGATTATCATTTTCCGAGAAAGATAAAGCTGGAGAAACACTTAGTTGATGTCTTGGAGGAAAATGTGGACGAGAAGTACTTTTTGAGCGATGCCCTGCTATGTAAAGAGAAGTTTGTGTCAAATGAAAGGAAAGAGCCTATGAGTGCAGCTATAAGAACTCGTTCAGAGGGGAAGTGGATAAAAGGCGAAATGCATAGTCCAAAGGTCGAGCTTGGAAAGAATATAGCCAATACCATTACATCTGCGAGCAAGGACTCCTTGGTTGTGCTAGGAGAGACAAGGTTGCGCATTAGGCGTTTGACTCCGAGAGAACTCTTCCGCTTAATGAACGTTGACGAAGAATACATAGACAAGATGCTTGAAAGTGGAGTGTCGAAGTCAAGTCTTCAAAAGGCTGCTGGAAATTCGATTGTCGTAGCTTGCATGGAGAGGATATTCAAGGAACTTTGGTTTTCTGAGAGTAATGTTAAGGTCGCTGATGATGGTCAGCTATGCTTATTTTAAATATTGACGATATGATGTTTTTAAATATTAGCGAGAAAAAGGAGAAAGCAAATGCTATCTCTTATAAGATAGATGAGTACATCTGGGGACGAAAGGATTTTGTTACTGATTGCCCCTATGGTGAGAAAGGCAGATACACCAATGCAATTAATAAAGTTGGTGATTTGGGGTGTAATACTTGCGAATGGCAGGTAAGACATGACCCAAGTACGCAAGTTGTTACGTGCTCCCATCCTAAGGTGGAGAAGAGCGAGATTAAGAAACTTTTTAAGAATATGTGATATGAATAAGGTGAAATTAAAGAAAGATTACGAGAATGCTTGCAATGCTTATTTGAAGGCATTTTGTGAGAAGCATGAGTTTTACGGATTGGATAATCCGGAGACATTTTGGATAGGTGGCCAAGTTGGTGGAATAGCCAATTGCGGTGATTTTACCTTCGATATGGCTACTATTGTAACTGATATAGACAAGGATGCTCCAGAGGAAGAGTTGCTGAAATGGTATGATTATACGATTGAAGCTAGTGAGTTCAGTTTGCCTATTCCAAACTTCAGCCATTGGCTTATGGGGTGTCCTATAACACCAAGTAAATGGTTCGAGAATATGCGAGCAAAGCGCAAGGAGTTTGAGGACTTGTTGAAACAAGAAAATGAAAGGTTGAAAAATGGAAAGAAGTAATCTTTTTAATCATTTGTTGAGGATATTTGATGAAGGTCTCAGTATGAAGACTACCGAACTTGAATATGGTACACTTGAAGTTACTGTAGAGAATCGAAGCCAAGACAAGAAAATCACATTCTTAGCAAAGGGCATGGAGGATGCCAATCAGAAAGCAGCGGAATGGCAGGTTGGACAAATGCTCTTGAATTGCGATGATTTCGAGGAGATTGTTATGTTCTTGGCTCAAAGAAAGAAACTTAAAAAGGAAATGTCAAATGGATAAGAATTTTAGAAGTTGTTTTTGTTGCGTCCATTTCTTGGAAATACAAAAGACAAGTATAGGAAATGTTTTGAAATGCAAGAAAGGTAGCACAACGAAAGTACAAGGGAAGAGACTGACAGAAATTGCTGCAAGGTGCAAAAATTACAAAGCGTGTGGCACACGTTAAAGAACATGGTAAGACGAATTTAAGGATACAGGTGATAGTAGCAAGAGTGTTTGAGAAAGAGAAAAATGTAAAAACTTTAAAATAAATGGTAGAAATCATATTAAATAATTAAAATACATTAATAAAATAAAGAAACACATTAAAACGCTTGCATGTTCCAAATATTCTTTGTATCTTTGCATTGTAATTAAGAAATAAAGGTTATTAATTTGAAAAGGTGAGACACACCATAAAAACTGGGAATGATGACAAAAAAGGAAATAATAAAACAATGGTTGGATGAGCCGAAAGTGAGATATTGTGGAAAATCAAATTTCACGTTAGGTTATGGTGATGGCTGGGATTGGGTTAAAGATGTTCTACGACCAGCTATCACGAAGAACGCTATGTTTCTCAGATTCTTGGAGTATGGTTTCCGTGAGATAGAAGAGTTTTTGAAATCAAAAACCGGAAAACCGAGCGAAGAGGATTGTTCCTTGTATTCTGTTGGATATAAGGATGGAGTCAAGGATGCCATGATTGCAATTAAGAATAGATTTGAAAAATTAAAATTTCAAGTTCCGGAAGCCCTTGATTAGGCTACAGCGATTATCCATTCAATCGTCCGGAGCGGATTAGCCTCAGCCCCCGAATGGATTTGGGGAGCTACGTTAGGGATGAATGCATAGGCACGTCAGGATGTCCGTCCAAGTTCTGTCCTCTGCGGTTCGTGGTTAAAAGTGGCGAAAGCTGCGGTGCTGCGGACAAGAAACCACCCTATAACATTGGCGATGGGCGCACAACCCCACTTTGGTGGGAGATTTATTTATTAATTTAAATTGATTTTTTATGATTTACGTAAGGTGCAAGGATGGTAAGGCATTGATGCCAAGCGAGCGTGGAGGGAGGATAGGTTATCTTCTTCGCCACGGCAAGGCTCATGTTGTCAGCCGTGTTCCGTTTGTCGTTCAGTTGGATTATGAGAGCACCACCTACACACAGGAAGTGAGCCTTGGCATTGATGCTGGCTCAAAGCACATTGGCGTTTCGGCTAGTTCCGAGAAGAAGGAGCTGCTTGCAGCGCAGGTCGAGTTAAGAAGTGATGTTGTGAACTTGCTTTCTACTCGCAGGGAGTTGAGACGGACAAGACGAAACCGCAAGACACGTTACCGCAAGGTTCGTTTTGATAACCGCAAGAAGAAAGATGGTTGGCTAGCACCTAGTGTTAAGCAAAAGGTTGAGAGTCACTTGAAGGTTATCCGCTTGGTTCGTAAGTTACTTCCAATAACGAAGACAACAATCGAGGTTGCTCAGTTCGATGCGCAAAAGATTAAGAGACCCGACATCCAAGGTGAGGAGTATCAGCAAGGTGAACAAATGGGTTTTTGGAACGTGAGGGAGTACGTTTTGGCTAGGGATGGACATAGGTGTGTTCATTGCAAGGGCAAGAGCAAAGACCATATTCTGAACGTTCATCATTTGGAGAGCCGCAAGACAGGTGGCAATTCCCCTAGCAATCTCGTGACTCTATGTGAGACTTGTCACAATGCTTACCATCGTGGGGAGTTCGAGTTGAAAATCAAGCGTGGAAATTCCTTGCGTGATGCAGCCGTTATGAATATTATGCGTTGGGTAGTCTATGAGCGAGCGAAGGAAGAATTTGAGAACGTTCACTTGACTTATGGTTATGTAACCAAGCATACTCGCATTGAGAATGGTATCGCCAAGACCCATGCAGCCGATGCTTTCTGTATTGCTAAGAACGTAAACGCAATGCGGTTGAGTTCCTTCTTTATGTGCCGTTGTGTACCTCGCCATACGAGAGTGTTGCACGTAGCCAACCCTAAGAAAGGTGGCATCCGCAGGAGCACGATAGCCTCTCACAAGATTGGCAAATCTCGCTTTCAGCGTTTCGACATGGTACGCTGGAGAGGCAAGGAATGCTTTATTTTTGGCAGCACGCATGGTAATGTTGTTTTGCGTAAAATTGATGGTGTAAAGGTGCATGAAACGCAAGCTGTGAGTGCCAAAACGATAAAGTTTTTGAAAAGAATTAGAAATAACATTTTAGTTGAAGAAATAGTATCTATAAGTTGAATTATTATGGATTTAGGAAAGGCGATTAAGACAATGAGGGTAAGCAAGGGCTTGACCCAACGACAACTTGGTAAGGCTATCGGTTGTAGCGAGACAAATATGTTGTTTATGGAGACCGGAAGAACGTTTCCACGTAAGAATAAGATTGATGCAATATGCAAGGTATTGAAGATTCCGATGTCTTATTTGTTGATGTTCTCTATTACACCGGATGATATTCCCGAAGATAAGCAGAGTTTGTATACAAGCATCGTTGAGCCGATGCGTAACGAATTTATTAGGGAGTTGTTGCGATGAAGAAAGGCTATTATTTTGTGGCTAAGTATGTCAAGAATGGCATAACACGAATATGTACAGGTACACAAGAGACGATTGAAGGCTATTTTGATTTCGTCAGTGCTGGAAATTTTATAGCAAAGGAACATAATGTTGATTTCAAGGACGTAATTGTAACTTTTTGGTCAGAGATTAATTCAGTAATGTTGGATAAATATAAGAAAACATTAGGAGAGCAGAATAATGGTAGAATTTGAGTACGAAGGAAATATCATTTGGAAAAATTACGACTTTCATTTTATGCCTTGTGTAGGAGATAAAGTTGTGATTAACAACCTTACATATAAGATTAAGTCTCGTGTGTTCAAGTGTGATGGGAAGATAGTTAAAGTGGTTTTAAAAAAGGTAGATAATGAAATTACGAATAGTTAAACATGTTTGTGCCGATGGAGTAGAAAGAGGTATCTTGGAGTACCGCAACCATTGGTGGGAGAAGTGGAAGCCATTGCATCAGGAAGGCAAGCTGGCTTATGTCTCATATATGGGAACGAAACCATATAAGTCATTGCAGGAAGAGTGCTTTGATGTACTTGGATTGAATGAAGGACAGATAAAGGTGCGTGAACAGATGTTCCGTTATATCTTGGATGCAGAAGAGGTATATGTTGGTGCTAGAATAGGCAACGAATATCATATCGGCTATGATGTTGATAATGATGAGAGTCTTGAAACGCTTAGAAATTTGGAGGAATAGTTATGATCGGAAAGATTTTTTCGGTTAAGACCGATATTGTATATCGTAGAGAAGAGAGTTTGAATCTCTTCGATGGCAAGAAGAAACTTGATAAGGTGGTGTCCGGTCGGGTATTCAAGGAGCAAATCAAATTCTTTGGTTTTACCATCAGAACAAAGTTTTTTTATCAGATTTGCTGCCCACAAGTCAACATGAATGATACTCATGAGGCTTGCACATTGAATCGGGTCGAGGATTTGGTAAGGACAGAGTGCTATAACAAGGTTGTTGAATATTCTAATAGAAAACATCATGCCTAGTGTTAATTGTTTTAGAAGAGTCTTGTTGAACGTTGGTGGCAAGAAGATAATTATCAGTGTGCCGCATGGAATGACCGAAACCGAAGTGAATAAGGTTATGGTCGTTACTAGGGCTTATCTTCAGCAGTATGTGTATGTCGAAATGGTCTTAGCAGAGTGCTTTATGCAGAAAATCGAAAAAAGTATTCTGAAGAAGAAATGCGTTAGGTTTGAAGTTAAGAAGAAGTGGGTGGACTGCAAGAAGAACCTTCGAAAGGTGGTTAAGTATTATGACGCTTATGTTCCTAATGCAGATTTTAATGAAGAATTCGCAATGACGTTCTATGACAAGATTAGTGGAGACTTGTATAAGTTGCGAGATAAAATTGCGGTGAGGTTGCAGAACTTAGGGATTGGTGAAAAATCGGGAGTTTATGCGAATGCAATTATCTTGTACAATCTGACCAACCTCTGCTTGGGAACTTATGAGAATATCATCCGTAAGCTGTATGAAGATTTGCATGTTAACTTAATGCAAGCGTTCAAGGACTTTGCTCCTATCTTGGCCTTTGAAAACTCTTATGATTTCATGGCATTAGTGATGGATAAGGATTTCAAGAGATTGGCTGACCATTTGATGACTAAAGAAATTCTTTCTTATTTCGATAAGGTGAGAAAAGGTGTCTTTAACGAACAGACATTGAACGAGGCAGCTATCAATGCAACGGAAGACTTGAAAGACGATGAGAAGGATTTGCAGCGAACTTACATAGGAATTAGTGACTTTATGAAGAGTGACTATCCTCTGGATAGTGTGACATCTAAGAAAGCAAGCTGATGAAAATAGAACCAAGTGAGTTCTTGCCGATAGGTAATGAGTTTCAGAAAATCTTTGGAATAAGCTTTGGAAAATTCATAGATATGCGGTTTCTTTTAGCGAGAAAAGAGTTAGTCTTCAATCTGCTGAAGTTCACAGATTGGCTTGAAGAGTGCTATCCGGATGAGTGTTCCATTGATGGAGTGAGTTATAATGCTGTTGTCGAGCGAAAGTTTGGTAAGCGAGGTGTTAAAATGATTAAGAAGTTGATAGGATGAAGTACATGGGTAGCAAGGCTAGAATCGTGCATGAAATATTGCCGATTATGCTGGACAAAGAGCATGATACGTTTGTAGATGCTTTCTGTGGCGGCTGTAGCGTTATAGAGAATGTTCCGAACACGTATCGAAGGATTGCCAACGATAAGAATAGGTATCTTATCGAAATGTGGAAGCATCTTCAGAATGATGGATTTGTCTTCAATCATATTAGTAAGACGTTGTATAACTTTGCACGAGACTGCTATCACGGAAAGAATAATTTCTTCACAGAGGCAGGTGTCGGACTAATTGGCTTTATGGCGAGCTTTAATGGTCGCTTCTTTGATGGTGGCTATAGCGGACATAATGTTGTCGGCAAGAACGGAAAGGCAAGAGATTACATAAGGGAGCAGATAGAAAACACAATGCGTGATGTGCCTCTCATCAAAGGTGTTGAGTTCTATAGTGGTAGCTATGATGAACTTGTGATACCGGATAAGAGTATAGTATATTGCGATATACCTTACAAAGCTGCGAAAAAGTACGATGTGTCAAAGAATTTCGATTACGAAAGTTTCTATATGTGGTGTATGGAAATGGCTAGAAGAGGACATAAGGTCTTTATCAGCGAGTATCAGATGCCACAGGAGTTCAGATGTGTTTGGGAAAAGGAAGTAACAAATTCTCTTAACCCGAATATCACAAAGAGACCAGTCGAAAGGTTGTTTACTATTGATTAGAATTAGGATGAAAGAAACTTATTGCTTAGAAGATGTGCTTTACAATACAAAGCGTTACTTCACGTTGGAGAATGGAGTAGTATCAGGAACAGAACTTGCACAGGAAGACTTTAATGCATTCCTTGGTCTTGCAAGTCGGCTTGGTTATAATGTAGTGAAATTATGAAAAGGCGAGTAAACAAGGATTGTCCGTTCTCGGCAGAAGAATTGGATGAGTTCAGAGCTGCCTTGTATAATGTGAATACATCTTTTCACTGCTGTAATGCAGCTCCGGTAGACTGGGCGGCAGGATGGCAGCGGAATGATATAAGAAAGACGAGGTAGGATTGCCATAAGCTACCAAATACCCACGTATCAAAGCCGTGTGATGCCTTGCGTGGGGGCGGGATTGTAAACTTAGGAGTCACACGGCTTTATTTTGAAGTTTCATAACTACAAATAGCCTATCGCTAATGGTTGTTCCCTTGGGCAGGGAGATAGTTAATACCGCATCGTAAGATGTGAACACTTGAAATTTGTCGGCAATCATTGGCAAATGCCTATAAGTCAGCGGCAGAAACCCTTGGGCAAGGTTGGGAATGGTGCACAGTCTTCAAATTCGCATCTGTCGCTGACAAACGGATGAGTGGCATTGGCAACTGAAAGCAATGCGACCCTCGCAAACTTGGAGCGGATTTCTTGATTAAACATTCCGTGTACTGGGTCACTGGGGAGGTATTGCCACCAAGAAGGGTTTGAATCCCTTCTCATCCACTAATTTTAAAAGGTTAAATTATGAATGAGTATTGTGAGAATTTGATTTCAAATGGAGTTCCTAGCTGGAAAGTAGAGGAGGCTTATAAATTTACAATTGAGCCTTTGAAATCAACAGAAGGCTTGGTAGGAATTGATAAGGAAAATAGTGAGCTATATAGAAATGTCATTATCGCAGCCTACATTGAGGGTGCTAGTGCTACATTGGAAAAAGTGCAAAGAATCTATGGCGGTAAGGAACATTGTTAGACAGTGGAATGAAGCAACTGAAGGGTATTCATACCGCTTTAAAGGTGGAGATATTTTCCTTCGCTTGGTTAAGGTTGATGGCTGCTACGAATTGCGTAACCCTATAGGCTATGGTGTTCAAGTAGTCAAGTGCAAAGACTTGAATGAAGCAGATGCTAAAGCCAAGGAAGTGCTTGAAGCGTTTTTTGATGACAAAGTTAACATAAAAGTTATTTGATTATGGACTTAGAAATGTTGATTGATAAGATAGACTTTAGTCAAGGTGCAAGGCAGATAGCCAAGCAAGCCTTGGAGTTGGGAATAAAATATCAAAAGGAAGATGCTTGGCATTCGGTTGAAGAATTGCCGGAGCACAACAGACGCATTGTCGGTCTGACTAAGGTTCGTAAGCGTTTCAAGCATCTGAATTTCTTAGGCGAGGAATGGTGGAAGAAGTTTACGAAGTCCAACGCCATCTACAAATGGGCTTATGTAGAGGACTTGATTTAAGATGAAAGATATAAAGCGTATACCTAAAATAGGTGAGGTTATTCCTTTCTTTGATGATGGGAAGGTCTGTAGCTCTAGGTTGTATAAGGCAATCATAAAGGACGTGGCTTTATATGCCTATGCACCGGATTATGTAAAGCAAGCATTCAAGAATAATTCAGACGAGTGTAGTTGGATTTGGAATGAAACAACTGACTATTTCATTGGTTGTGTTATTAAAGAGTATGATGAGAATGAAATTTGGTTTGCTCGCACAAAAGAAGGTGGTTGGTTTAGTTTAGATATTCAGTCCGATTGGCAAGGTGGAGTACTTGATGTAGATGGAGAATTAAAGAAAGTACTAGATAGTAATCGAAGAAATCCATAATGCTATTTTGTTTTAAATGTTTACCCCATCACTATATATAATAATGTAGTGGTGGGGATTTTTGTGTTAACGTCAGCAAATTATTTATTTATATTATTATAGTGTGTTAAAAGATAAAAGAAATACATTAAATAATTTGCATGTTTCGGATATTCTTTGTATCTTTGCAATGTAATTAAGAAATAAGGTTACTAATTAAAAAGGTGAGACACACCACAAAAACTGTAAGAAGAAAGTGGAAAAGAATAATGTTTATGTAGAGGTGTTGGCAAAGATTGCCAGCCTCATGGGTAGAACAAAGGAGTCTATCCAGATGTCGTCTTCAAATACTCATACGAGTATTACGATGTTTGCCGAAAATAATAGCAAGATTATTGGAAATTGGTATTTTGATGCTTCCGATAGCAAGGAGTTGGTGGATGCTACTTTCAATGGTCTGAAGGCTTTGGTTGAGTCTCTTGAGCACAATAAGAGCAATGACGGACAAGCAGCGTAAGTACATAGAAAGTCTTATCAAGAAAGTGTTTCGTAATGCAGATTCGCAGAGCGAAATACTTTCCAGATTGGATAGGGTTAAGATTTCAAGCCAACAAGCTTCAGTAATGATACATGCATTGAAGTTAGAGTGCAACATCGGTCGTTCCGTTCCGGCATATATGTTAATGGCAAATAATCTAAATCCAAAAATGGATGAGTTCTTTAGCATATTAGGTTATGATGAATGACGGATTCGTCAAGAAGAAAAGAAGTTGATATGAAAAAGGTATTTATGATAATTGCCGTTGCCGCCATTTTGGTAGGTTGCAAAGGTAAGGGTACAAGAGTCCAAATCTCGGATTCTGTTGACAAATTCAAGGTCGAGAAATTGTTTGTTGTTGATAGTATAACAGTGTACAGGTTTTATGACCAAGGAAATGCTATCTATTTCACTAACCGGAAAGGTAGGGTATATGCAACCCATTCCGAGTACAATCCGGTTACTCATACATACAATGACGAGGTTAACGAAACTTTATGTGAAGGAGATTGAAAATGAATAAACGAAAATGCAAGAAGTTATTCTACAAGGAGAGTACTAAATGGCTTTTGAAAAGAGGTTGGACTGACGGTTATATAAGTCCTAATACTATAAAATATGTAGTAAGAAAGTTAGAAAAACTCACAAAGTTAAAACTTTTATACTACTTACATAATAAAGTTGAAGAAGATTACTTTATGATAAGGAAGGAGGTGAACAATGACTAAATGGTACTCTGCAAAAGAAGCTCCAAACTACGAAGAATGGATTCTTACAGAATGGTATGATGGAGACGATGGAGGTATTAAGTACGAAGCTGATTATCTTTACTCTTTTGTTTATTGGAAAGATTATGTAAGGAGAAACAACATCACAAAGTGGTGCTATATTAAAGATATAAAAGATTAGGTATATGAAAGTACTTAAGAAGATTTTTTGTGAGCATATTTTCGATAATCGAAATAAAGGCTTGTAGTGTTAGTCCGAATTTAAAGAGGAGGTTTGATTATGAAATTATCTGAAATAGAATTAGATTTTTTGTATGAAAAATCAGCAGAGTTGTTTAGAGATAAAGTAAAACAACGAGGGGAAGATTACGAGCATGATAATAGATGCGCTTGCCCTGAAGCTGTTCGCAGAACTCATCTACGAACTCTCGCAAGAGAATCTATAGAAGATGTCAAGATTTTAATTGATGAACTACGTAATAATGGTTATGAAGGTTAATAAAATGGTTTTAGATGATAAGAAAATAGAAGAAGCTGCAAGACGCAATGCTGATAAATACAGAAATTATCCAACTCTGTCCGATGAAGATAGAGATAAAGTTAGCATAGGCTCTTTTATGGATTGTGTTAAATGGATGCAAGAAGAGTTCTTAAAGAACTTGTGGCATCCTGCTAGCGAAGAGCCTGATAAACATAGAATATGTTTGGTAAGAGTTGTTTATCATCTTAATTATGGGATGCTTTCTGATGAAGAAAGAATAGAACAATCATCTTTTCACGATTTTGGTTGGTATGATTACGATTTCAAATATATTGGAGTTGATTATGATATTGTTAGCTATCTCTATGTTGATGAATTACTCCCGAAGAAAGGAGGCAATCATGATTAAGGAAGTAACAATGTACTCTGTCGTATGTGACAGATGCGGAAAGACTTATGGTGTGGACGATGGTATTGACTGTTGGGTGGACATCTGTACTGCTAGAGAACAAGCAACGGAATCCGAATGGGTAGAAATTGGCGATAAGCACTACTGCCCGGACTGCTATGAGTTTAGCGATGAGTTAGAAGAGTATGTTCCTAAAAAGAAAGGAGGCGACCTATGAAGATATTCACATTCGATGTTATGCTCAACGGAAGATTCATCTGCACATTAAAGTATAAATATTGTGCGCTCTTCCCGATAGATTTTGAAGATTTAGAGAAGTTCATTCTTAGTAAGAAATCTTCTCTGAAAGGTAAGGATTTTAGAATAGCGTTTTGATTATGAAAGAGATTAAAGCAGGGCAGAGAGTAACTATTATTCTTGAAGCAGTTGAGCAGAATGGTTGCGATGGATGTTTGTTCGACCATGATGATACGTGTTATAACCCGACATATAATGATTGGGCAGATGGATTTCAGTGTGAACCGGAAGACCGTTCAGACGGAAAACATGTAATATTCAAAGAAGTTAAGAAGCAAAAAAGAAATATGAAAGAAAATAAACACTCGTTAAAGATAAGTCGTAGTTGTGGTAATATTACCCTTGATGGTTATCCAATAGCTACATATTCGAATGATGAATTGAAGATTCTGAAGAACCTGCTAACACAAGTTTTGGGTGAAGTGAACGAATATATACATCTTTAGAAAAGTAAAGCGTATGGCAGCAAGATATAATTTTAGAAAAACCATTTTACACAGATTAGAAATCTGTTGGAATGTGCTCACACATAAGACTTTTATAGCTTATACAACTGATGATATAGGTGACAAATGGAGTCTTATAAATAACATAGAAAGTCTTGAACAATTTGGTCAATGGCTTGTAAGTGGTGGGTATAAGGAGAATAGCAACTATAAAAAGTAAAGCGTATGTTGTACGAAGCAAAACAAGGGACAAAGGCTTATCAATACATTAAGAGTATTCTCGATGCAGAATTTGAAGAGCATCAAGCCTACATGAAAAGAGTTGAAGAAGCCGTAGGCTTCGAATTTGAAAAATATCAGGGCTATCAGCCTAACAGAACTCTCACAAGAGTGTACGAGGTTACCGCTATATGGGTTCTTTCTGAGCGTTACGATACGCTAGATAAGAAGGTGTGGAAGAAGATAGACGGTGTAAAATTGGAAGACGGTTACTATGTAGTTATTGCGCCTAACAAGCGTAGTAAGCAAGGCAAGGCAATAGCCTCCGTTCTTCTCTCCTATAAATCAGTTGCTAACCATTTCAAGGTAATAAAGGAACTGAATATAGAAGTCCCCCAAGCTAGCCATTTTACTATCACTCAACTTCTCCGTCATAAAGACCGCATTTTCGTTTACTTTGATGATAGTATCAGAGTAGAAAAGCAAAATACAGACTTTGTGGAAATCACGATAGGTGAGTATGAGGATTTCATTAATAGTAAAGATTAATGTGTATGGCACAGAAATATATTGAAGGTGATGTTGTCATGTATGACAACAAAGTAATGGTTGTCAAAGAGCCAAGAGACGGATGCCATTTTGACTTATCTTGCCCTAAAGAAGGGTTGGTGTACTGCTTTGTTGGTGTTGGGGATATGAAGCCAGTGTTTCTTACATCTGCCATTCTTCTTAAGAATGGATGGAGTAAGGGACAAATATACTTTAGGCATAGTCGTATTCCAAGAATTAAACTTTGCACAGACGGCGGTATTAGTTGGTCTGTTTCAATAAATAATGATATTATGGGAGGGTATATCAGTTACGTCCACGAGTTACAGCATATCCTATTTGCTTTTAATATCAACTCAGAAATGGAGGTATGAAAGTAATATTTATAATAGGTATAGTCTTGATTATATTTGGAGTGTACTTGTTCTTGAAAGATTTTGCATATATGCTCCAAGGAGTCATATTTATGATATTAGGAGCATATTAGGCATCAGCTTGTCTTATATCGTTTAATGTTTAACGCCTTCTGGCACAAATTGATTGATTATGATTTTAAACTGTATTACAGCTATTATTATTGTGGCGATTGTTTGTACCGCCATTGTCGTTAACAGCTATATCAGCAAGAAGACTGCTGATTATAAGGCGACATTGAAAAAGCGCAAGGAATTTATGTCCAATATTGGTTATTATATTTATAGGATCAATAAAAATTTTGAGCGTATAGACGTAGAGAAAAGTGCAAGGGAACAAATCGGCTCTGACTTGCATTTTGTCAGAGATTATATCTATAAGTATTGTGATGAGATAGATTAACAGCCTTTAGGCATAAATAGATAGTAATATGAAAGCAAGTGAGTTGATAGAGCATTTAAAATCTTACATTGACATTACAGGTGGAGATTGTGAAATGTTTATATTTGACAAAAAAGAAGGCGTTTCTTATGATATTAAGAATACTTCTACAGATGGTGATAACATATTTCTGCATGTTTCATCTTATACACACTTTCCAGCAAAGAAACCAATGTAACTAACATTCCTTATAGGACATAAATATAAGTAATATGGTAGTATTGTTAACGATTTTAGGAACTATCTTTCTGATAGTTAGTGCAATATTTTGGTCAGAAACCCCTAAGTTGAGAATGGTAAGTATTGTAATTGCGATAGTGGCAGCGATACTTATGACCTTATGTTATGTAGGCTCTGTGCTTGCACAATATATGATAGAATTTACAAAGTAACTAACCATCCTGCAAAGGATATAGATAGATATTAATATGGATAAAGAAAAGTTAGAAAGAGCTAAAGATATTGATTATATGTGTTATTTGTTAGATAGCATTAAAGATGATTGTTCTAATGAAGGTGAACATTGGAATAATCTTTATTATTTATGTGGTCTAAACAAGGAATTTAAAATAGCTCTATATAAACTCATCTATGAAACTAAAAAGAGATTAGAAAAAGAGTTTAATGAGCTATAGTAACTAATCACCCTCTCCTTGGTAATATGGAGAGGGTAAAAAGAATAGAATATGGATGCAAATAAAATAACATTAGCTAGCTATATTGCATATCTCCAAGGTATGTATAAACGATATGGCAACATAAGTATTGCACAACTAAAGTATATAGAAAGAAACAGAAAAAAAGGAGGATAAGCAATGAGTAAAGAAAAAGCTAAGATATGTTTAGAGTCAGCATTGTCTGAGTTTGGATTGTATGAATCTCTAGGTATTAGAGATTACTTAAAATCTGCTTATGACAATATGCTAAAGGCACTTAAAGAGTTGGAGGATGAATAAGAAACAATTTAAGTAAGTAACTATGGATAATAAAGAGAAATCAATCAAACTTCATCTAGATAAGGCTATTGGTTATTCAGGCAAGGCTCATGACGAGTTGCAAATTGCTCTGAATATAGCTTTGGATGAAAAAGGACTTAGTAATGAAGAAAAGCTGCTTCTAAGCGTTGACTTTGCAACTGGACAAGAAGAAGCCGTAGAGCGTGTTACTGATGGTAGTTGTAATGATGAATCTACCAGTGTATGGGATAGCCCAATTAGAGACTGCCGAATATCTGAGGTATATCACATGACAGGTGAGCAGATACGTGAATATTTTAATTTATAACTATGGATAAGAAGAAAGTTGAAGAGCTGATAGAACAAGCTATCATTTGGAGTAGGTATGCTAACCAACATAGCGTTATCTCTAACTTAGAAGAAGCTTTGAAAGAACTCAATAAGTCAGACTGGGTATCTGTTGAGGATGAGTTGCCTCCTTATGATAAAGTAGTTTGGGTGACAAGTAAGATGTCGCCTGATAATGTTTTTAAAAACAAAAGAGTAGAATGCGCAACTGTCCCAAAAGATAGTAATGGCTTCATTATCTTATGGAAAGGAAGAATGGCTTCTATCACTCATTGGAAACCTATTGAAAAGTTGGAGGAATAAATCGCAAGTCTTGTGAGTTGTATGAACCAAAGTAAAAAGGGGTAGTTGCCGCTACCCCGAAAAAGATTCATTCTGCTTATACTAAGAAAGAAAAGCAAGTCCCATTTTTGGGATAGATGCGCTTTCCGTTCCTAATGATGTACTTGCAGAAAACACGAACCTTGTTGTCATTTGGATTCTTTTCCATCAAAAGTCCCTCCATCGTTTATCCAGACTTCTCTATCTGGGGGAATACTGCCCACTACAAAGCAGTACAAGAAAAAAGCCCCTAAGCGGCAACTAAGGGGCTTTGTAATCTCCTTGAACAGAGGAAGAACGGCGTGTAGTGTCGCCGATGGGGGACTATGATGTCCTAGAATCCGAGTGCAAAGGTAATCATTTATATGATTATATAAACAATAACAATGTTAATGTGTTTTAAATATGTTCTAATTTAGACTACTCTAAAATAATATATAAATTTATAGTTAATTATGGACAGAAATCAAGCTAAAGAATTTTATCCTATTATGCAAGCTTTTGCAGAAGGAAGGATAATTGAGTGTAGAACCAAACCAAGTTTCATAGAAGGTTCAGATGTTCCGAATGATTGGACGGAAATGAAGGAGATTGAGTTTTGGAAACATACAGAGTATCGTGTCAAGTCAGAGCCTACCTACCGCCCTTTTGCCAACGCAGAAGAGTGCTGGGCAGAGATGCAAAAGCATCAGCCGTTTGGGTGGGTGAAGTCAACCTTGTTCAAAGATTTGGCTTTAGTTCAGAGAGTAACCACCTTGTATGTGGAAATTAACAGAGACATCATTGATTACAAAGATACATTAGAGAAGTTCACCTTTGCCGATGGCACTCCATTTGGCGTAAAAATTGAGGAGAAATAGCTATGACAGCATGGGCAGCAGTTGATAAAGATGGTACAGAATGTATCTATGCAGACAAGAAGCCTCTTCGAGGTAAAGACAAGTGGGGTCCAGATTCATGGGACTATCGTTATGACGATGCTTTCTATGATTTCGTTGAACTCCCCAAAGGCAGCATTAAGAAACTCATCGAAAAAGAATTGTCTTGGAACGATGAGGCAGTCAAACTTGGATAGATAAAAAATGAGAAAGGTTACTTGTATTTGCGACACAATTATAAAGGGTGTTACGTTTGTAAAGGGCTGTGATTACAGAGTTGATTATAATCCATTTATAGGAATAATGATATATGCCCCATTCGGCTACATAAACATCAGTAAATGGCAGCTCGATAATTATTTTATTTAAAATTATAGCTTATGAAAGCAGAAAAAATTAAGTTCAAGGCTAAACGTCTTGACAATGGCAAGTGGGTTGAAGGTTACTTTTATGCCGAATGTGGTAATGCCTACATCATCGAAGATAGGCAGAAAGAATCTATGCTTAATCGAAATGAGGCGCATCAAATTGACCCTTCAACAGTCTGCCAGTACACAGGGCTAACAGATTATGAAGGTAAAGAATTGTACGAACATGATGTTATCAAGAATTATCCTTTTATTCCATCAGAAATTGTATGGTCGGAAGAGTTAAGTGGGTATTACCTCAAACATGCTAATGGAAAGATTGAGGGTAAACCATTAGGTCATTATCTTTCATTAGGTAAATTCATAGTTGTTGGCAATAAATTCGATAAGAAGTAGCGTATGATAAAAATATTAGAAAAAGTATTTCTAAAACTGAATGCTTTAGCAGCTAAGGTGTTTAAGAAAGAGACTTATCCTTATTCTCCTCTTTCAAGAAGAGAACGAAGAAAGTTTGAACGTGACGACATAAAAGCTGAGAAGAATATAGCGTTATGTCGTAGATGCATGAAGAACACTCCTAGTTGGTGGTGTCCAGGAGAACGTTGCTATTTCTTCCCTTATCGAAGACACGTATTATTAGGAGATAAAAATAAGTAGCATATGGAAATTGTAATTTTATATATAAGTGTTAGTCTTATTTATATATTACTTGCTTGCTTAGATGGAGAGGATGTTAAGCCAAAATGGAAACAATGGTTAGCTGATAAACTAGGTATCAAACCAAAGATAGAGGTTAGATATATAAAGCCACAAGTTATTAAGCTTCATTCAAGAGTTGCAATGTCAAACCTTGAAATGCAATACTATTGTCGTGATAAATCTGGCATGGAGCAATTGAAGAGAAGAGCAATAGAAAGTGTGTATGATGGCATTCTTAGGGAAATGAAGGCAGATGGATTGGTTTCCATTTCGCAATATAAAGACATCTATACAAATAGCACAATTTATGAGGGGACATGTAATATTTATAAAAACAAGTAGTATATGAAGATAAGACAAGCTAAGAAGATAATGAAGAAAGTCTATAAAACCCGATATTGGGCTTATAGGCAAGGCTATTATTGTGGCAAGAAAGATGCAGGAAAGCTAGCCGGAGACCATCGTTTGTTAAAGGCTATGCGTCTTACAAAGAAGTGGGAAAGCCGCAAGATACAAAACGAAGCGAATAAAATGTTGAAGAAAAATCCGTTCAAACCGAGGGAACTTCAACGTAGTGTTTTAAAATTAATGGAATATGGATGTAGCAAAGCTTAATCGTAAAATTCTAGGTGTAGACCTAGAATACAAAAACGTTTATATTGATGCGGAGAATACGAGGATGATACGTGCCAAATTACCTTATGGGTATTGCGATTTGGTTCGCACAGATGTATGGATTGGGCGTGTGAATCATCCGGAAGAGCATGATATTGTAAAGTATACGGCAATCTCTTGGTATGGAGAAGAATTTGTTGGTGGAGTTGATTTAGGTCGCAACTACATGAATGCTAAATATAAGTTCTTCGAGTTGGTTGTGAATAAAAACTATATTGTGGAAATGAAACATAAGAAAAATGGAAATGAAAGATAAAAAAATAGTCCTTGACATCCCTAAAGAAATGGAAGTGGACATTGAAAAAAGTGACTTGAAAGCTGGTATTATTAAGCTTAGGAAGAGGGTAATCGGCTATATGGATGCCATATCAGCTTTAGCAGACGAATATATTCGTCCAGCATGTATTCAAGTTTCATATATGAATGTGGATAAGCTAATTGCATTATCTAGGTTAATGATTATAGCTAAGTACTATAATAGAGATTGGAAACCGGATTGGAATTCTAATGAATATAAGTATAATATCATGCGAACCAACGAATATGGTATTACTTCAAGTAGTAATTATAACGAAGGAACTATTTACTTCAAGAACAAAGAAGATGCCCAAGCCGTTATTGATAATCCGAATTTCAGGAGCACTCTTGATGCAATTTATAAGGACTAAGGCTTATGAAGGAAATGTTCTTTAATAGTGTAAAGTTCCGTGAAGTTCAGCATTTGGCATTCTCGGATGAATATATAACCGCATACGTATCGGTGAATAATGTTCCGAAGATACACATGAGTGTTAATACACCTCGTGACGAATATGGGTTTGCGAAAGGCAAGCCAAAGCGTTACTTTAGAGTGGGGTTGGGAAAATGGCTCACCGAACGAGCGTTTGTGAAGAAATATTTTAGTGAAGAATAAATGAATATAAAAAAGTCAGATATGGAAACTGAGATTAATATAGCAAAAATCTTGAAGGATAAGCCAGAAGGTACGAAACTCTGGACTGATATGTTTGGAAGTGTTACTCTATATGTCGTTACTGATGCATGTGATGCTTTTCAAGTTAAGCATCATAATAAAGAGCCATGGTTCGATAAAGACGGCAAATTGTACAAGGAAGGAGTTTTGTGCATCTATCCTAGCAAATCAATGCGTGATTGGGAAAAGTTTGCTTGGGAGAAGGGCGATGTGCTGGTATATAGAAACTGTGAAGAATTTTATTATACTATTTTTGAAGGATTTCAAGACGATGAATATACACAATTTAAAAGTCGTTATTGCAATAATAGTGAAAATCGTTGGCTTCAGTCAAAAGTTGGAATTACAGATTTATTTACTAAAGTATCTGATGAAGAAGCTAAAAGGTTCATCAAGAAGATTGAAGAGTGTTACAATGGCAAACTCAACCTTGATACTTTGGAGATTGAAAAGCCTGAGTTCAAGGATAGGATATTGTCTTCCTTACAATAAGGAGACTGCAAAGTTAATAGGTACAACTAAAGATATGGAGGTTTAAGATATGGACGAAGTTTTTAAGAAAGAACTTATAGAGCATTGTAAAAGGCAAATGCAACGCTTTGAGAGAATGGGAAGAACAGATTCTTTCGCATATAAAGAACATGCTGTTTTACTTAGTTTTCTTGAACGTCCATATTTACCTTTTTAATATAGTAATAGTTATGATAGATGACAAAAAAATAGAAGAAGCTGCATTTGAGGAATATCCTCTTAACAGTGATGGAAACATTATTGGAAGAAACGGATTCAAAGAAGGTGTTAAGTGGGCTGTCAACGAGTTCTTGAAGGACTTGTGGCATCAAACAAATAAAGAGCCAGAAGGATATGATGAATGGATATTGCTGCACTATAGTGTAGGCAACTATTATTCATTAGCCCAAGTAAAAGAATTCAAATCTTGGAAAGGATTTGTTGAGAAAATGCCTATAGACGGGTGGCTCTGTATTGATGATTTATTCTCAAAGGAAGGAGGTGAATGCAAATGACCGATGCAGAATTTAATAAGTTTGTGCTTATACTAGAGAATGAAGCGTTTCGGTTTGCAAGAAGTCAAAACGTATTTAAGGAACATCGAGGGGTGATAGAGCAGTCTTTCAAGATAGGAGGGCTGTTCATTCTTCGAGAGTTGGAAAAGTATTTTAATCAAAAGAAGTAAGCGTATGATATTATTTGAGAATCAATGTTTTGAGCTTTTAAAAGCTCTATGTTATAGTGTCCCACAGAATCCAAATGTCGGCAGGTTTGAGATTGCAGATGTGATATTTGACACATTACAAAAAATAAAAGATGCGGATATTTAACAGCTTTCGGGCACAAATTTAAAGATAATGACAAAGGAAGAAATATTGGAAAAGGCATCTGATTTTGAGGATGAAGATGAGTTTGTGAAGTGTGATAGATTGCCGTTCACTGAAGAATTGTGGCTCTTACATCAGCTAGTGTATATCGGCTTGTCTTGTACCTATACAGGTCGTGGTTATATAATTGAGAAACTTAAAGATTAGTAAAATGGAAGCAAATGATTATTTGAAAGCCATGCAAGCTATGGACGAATTGGATAGACTTGTAACTAGTGTTTATCCGGATAAGTTTAAGTTGGTCTGCAAGAAGCATGGAATAGATGAATGCGAGGCGATGAATATGTATTCGTACTTGCAAAAGATGCATAAAGGTCAGTCTTGGCTAGTTAGATACAAGCCATTGGAATATCTAGAGCGTGTATTAACACTAGCCAAAGAAGCTTATGCGTCTTACATGAACAACGGCTTGATTCTAAGTATGGTCAATTTTGGTGATAAGTACACAAGAATACTTGTAATCTTTGAGAAAGATGGCGTAAGAAGCCAACAAGAATTTGACCTTAGAGAGCAAAGAACATATGTTGATATAGCGGACTTTATTGGAAATGGTTACTCCATCGTATCTGTTATCCGTCAGTCTGACAATGTTGACAGCGAAGAGTTTGTTGGAGAAAAGGATGAGCGAAGTCATAGTATTCCTATTTACGATGGTGATGTAATGCTTTGTTACGTGAATAAACCGGAATTTTGGAGTTCCGATTGGCGTAATAGCGGACTTTATATTTGTGAGAGTGGCTCATATCATAGATTGCTATACACCCCGAATAAGGGGTACGTAAGACATGGAGAGCCTGATGTAGATGAAGACTTCACCCTTGATATTGGGGAAGAATCCTTCAGTAGTTATGTTATGACTTTAAACCAGTCTTGGTATAAGTTGGGTAATGTTCATGCAGGTATAGGCTTTTTGAAGGAGAAGGAATAGAAGAGTAAAAGGAGAGGAATATCATTTCCCCTCCTTTGTCCTAATCTCCAGCTCGATAGGCTTGCCGCAATGAGGGCAAACAAATGTTGGCTTAGATGGCTCGATTTCGTCTTTGAAGAAGTCTCCAACCTTACACCCTAATACATCGGCAATACGCTGTAATGTCCTCATCGTAGGGTTACGGCTGAGGTTTTGGGTAAAAGTAACTCTTGATATACCCATTTCTTTAGCTACCTGTTCGATAGTAAAGCCCTTTTCTTTAATTATTGATTTAACGTCCATATTTATAATATAATAATGTATGATTGAATTTCGACTGCAAAGATAAGAAAGTTTTTTGAAACTACCAAATTTTTCTCTTGTATTGATTGAATTAAATCATACAATGTGAAGTTCTGTTAAGAAAAAGGTCATACATATATAGTTATGTTAAAAGATGATTAAAATCATTCGTTTTCTTGCAAATAATTTGGTTTGTATGATTTTATTTTGTATCTTTGCAATGTCTTTAAGAGATAAAGGCTTTAAAGTTTAACTATTAATTGCTGTTATGCAGCCGAGTCGGCACTCGTAAAACGGTTTGAGGATATGACTACTTCAATTAAGAACAAGATGAGAAAGGTAATGCAGTTGGCACATAGAGCCTATCAGTTGAAATCAAGTTCAATGTCTTGGGTTGAGTGCTTGAAACAGGCTTGGCAGGTCGTAAAGCTTGAGGCAGCGATGAAGACCAAGGTAGTAGAGTTCTTCTTTATGAAGATGAATGGTGAGGTAAGACAAGCCTTTGGTACTCTCCTTCAGAGCCACATTGACTATACTCCAAATGGTACAGGGCATGCAGCATCAAGAGATTGCATCCGCTATTGGGATGAAGCAAAGGGCGCATGGAGACAATTCAAGGCTTACAACTTCTTGCGAGTTGCATAAAGATATATTCACGTTCTAAGGTGTTTGGCGAGGCTTAATAGGGGGTGTGCCTTTAAACACCCCTTTAGTTTAGGACTTTTAAAGTATTTGAGATATGGAGACAATTGCTAAGTGTTTGAAAGAAGTGTTCTACAAAGGGCATCATATTACCAAGGTGGAGGACGTATTCGGTCAGATTGCCGTTCGCATTGATAATGTTGTTGAACCAGACTATGCTAGCATAGCCGAGGCGAAACGGGTAATCAATGGTAAAGCCCCAAAGTGGTTTAATGATGGTTATATGTGGGACGAAGCCAGCAAGAAGGTTGTAAAAGACCCTAACGCTTTCCGATGGGAGAAGTAAGAAAAGATAAGGCAAAGAACTTAATATAATTGATTATGGAAAAGTTTATTGATGGCAGTTATGAATTCGAGACAACAAACGAGTTTCCGGATGGCTATGAGATTTGGGCGATTGGTCGAAGAAATTTCGAGCACAAAGGCTACGTACCATTGTGTGAGGTCGATGAGAACTACAACGTAAAAAGAGATACCTTGAAGGCTTTGAAAGTCAAGGATGAAGCATTAGCTTTGACTTTGCTCTATGAAGCCGTTAAACGAGGTGTTAATAAGAAAAAGTATAACAGAATGATTAATGCATAAGAAAATGGATGAGAATTTTCTGAATGTGCTCTATATCGAGCACACGGATAAAATAGGTGTTCTAAAGGACGATAAGGACGAAAGGGTATCAGTTATCCTTGGGACGGACAAAACGCTTGTAGAACGCAAGAGAGAGGGTAAAACGTACCTTCTTGTACCTTTGACAAAGAACCATACATTTGTCTGCAAGGATGATAGCATTGATGTGGATGGTGAGTATATCAAGAGTGAAATCTTCTTCCGCAAGGATGCTTGCCAATGGATTGAGATTGACAAAGAAACGTTATCTAAGGTAGCGTAAGAAATAATGATGTTTAAGCTATGAAAGTATATGTAGTAATTTCTTCATACCAACATGGATTGGGTGAAGCAGTGGAGGTTGATGCAGAAGTCTTCTCTACCATAGATAAGGCAAGAAAGGCGATAAGACACAAAGGAATGAACACTTTGGAGAATTACAAGCGAGTTTTGGATTGCGATGATTATCTATACAATATCTCAGATTCTTTCTTTCATATCTCAGACAGCGAAGGAGAGACGTGGGATAATTTCGATATTGTAGAACGAGAAGTAAAGTAATAAGACTATGGATATTAAGATTATCAAAGACATCTTAGATGATGCAAAGGAGTGCGGTTGCATTGCAGGTATTTCACTCTCTAATGGGCAGTTAACTCATGCAAACTTTAGCAAATCAAAGTTATTTGATTTTACTGCCGATGTTCTTTATAACAAAAAAAAGCATTTGATAACTATACTTGCTGAGAACGGAAACAGAGATTACATTGATAGTGACTCTATCATACGTATCTTTATTAGAGAAGGTGTTTAACAATTAATTATAGGAGAATATGGATGCAGGTCATGTGAATGTGATATTAGGCGAAGCCGAGGACAAAGGTCTTAGAGGAAGTATCAACTTGGTAGGTGGAGCAAAAATAAGTTTCGACTTCAATGGTATTGGTATTGAAACATCTTTCAATTGCAATACAAAGAACAGAACACTTATGATTGGAAGTGGAAGTACAGTAGTGTTTACACGTAAATATATTGATTGTAGCTCTATCCAGTATATTGAAGTGTTTGAACGTACAAAATAATTATAGGAGACAAGAATATGAATATACTAGACTATTATGAGGTTGTTACCTCAAAGATTTTCAAGTTGGAAAGCATGAACGAGGGGCTTGTATTGATAGCACCGGAGCAGGAGGTAGATGGAGTCCGTTCCTTGATGGTGGGATTATATGTTCCTGAGCATGAACGATACAAGATGTACACTTTCCGTTCATCTATGAACGAGGGCGAACTTGGCGACAAGTACAGGGCGATGGTCGGCACGATGGATGTACTTAAACCGGATTGGGACAGAATCAGAAAGAAAAGGCGGAAGAGGATTTAACCTCTTACCGCCTTAAGTACAGAAGAAACATACTTGATGGTTATTTATCTGAATACATCAATCAAAAGTGTGTTGAAATATCTGAGAATGCAAATTATTTCAAGATTATTTTTAGAAAATGTGAAAATAAATTAGAGTTTTCTTGCATTTCTCGAAGGTTTTTACTACCTTTGCGAATGTAAACAACAAAACAATGAGCTTATGAAAGTATTATCAATTCGTCAGCCGTATGCTTGGTTAATCGCTATCGGCTGCAAGACCATTGAGAACAGAACATGGAATAGAAAGTTCCGTGGTCGTTTCCTTATTCATGCTAGCCAAGCCAAACCTGAAAAACTTGACGGATGGCAGGAGAGCGCAATGAAGAAATATTGCCAAGAGCATGGTATTGTTATTCCGGACTTCAAAGACTTGCCAACGTCAGCCATTATCGGCAGCGTAGAGTTGGATGATATTCAGTATCATGAGGCTTATCCGGATGCATTTGCTGAAGATTTCCAATATCATTGGTTCTTGAAGAATGCTAAATTGTTCGATGAGCCGATTAGAAACGTCAAAGGCAAGTTATTCCTCTGGGATTATGAGTATAATGAAACCGAAATGTAAAATAACAATACTTTTGTAATAAAAATACAAGTCTTTGAAAATTAGCGCAAAAGTATTTGTTCTCCTATGGGTTAGATAAGAAGTAAATGTAAAAATAAAGAAAGCCTCAACCTCTAACGAGATTGGGGCTTTTACAGTTGTCCTAGTGTGTCTCACCATTATTATTTCGTTCAATCAAAGGTAAGATACCTTTCTCCTTTAGGAACTCATAGAGAAAGAAACGCCCTTTTTGAGTCCATTTCGTGTTGTATTTGATGGTTTGTTTTCCATCATTGTGCGTAATGGTCACTGGCTCGCTATTCACATATCCCTTATCCAAATATTGGCGGTACAAGACCCATTGGTCAGAAACCTTGTGCTGGATACCATGCTCATGCAACAATTTGTTGAATGCTTGCGGACTCATTCCGTAATCCTGCGCCATTGATGTAATCACGCTTGTGCTCTTGTTCTTCATCATCACATCGAAGTAAGTAGTCTTAGGCTTCATCGTTGTAATCTGTGCGCTTAGTCCTACAATCTCCTGCGATGCCTTGGCAAGTTCCTCCTTCTGCTGTTTGTTTTCCAAGGTCAGTACTTGGTTCTTCTCGAACTGGTCAGCCCAAGCTCTTGCTGCTATAGCCGGATTAGTGAAATCGGGCAAAGATGGAACACTCTGCATTCTTACTTTTTTCTCAACCTCAATGAAGTACTTGCGAATCATCCTGCCTGTCTCATTGTTCTCAATCATACACAACTCCTTAGCCATATCCAAAGATAAGGCATACTCTGTAATAGTAGTAGCACCATTTTCTCGTTTAATAACTTTATTAAATGAGCAAAAGTCTTGATTTTCAACGAATCCGTACTTTTCAATACGGTTTCGAATCCAATTAGCAAACTGCTGCTTACTACCCAACTTATGGTGCAGCTCTCTTGCATTGACGGCTTGATTACCATCACGTTCTTCTACCTTGATGAGTTCAAAGCCTTCAACCTTGATTTCCTCACTCTGATTTACAAATGCTCCCAGCATGGGTGCATCATTCAAATTCTTTTCTAAATAATCTTTCATATTATTTAATAATTAATATTTAATGCTTGGCTGTGATAGAAACGGAAAGCCCCGTCCACCATATTGTGAGAGAGGATGGACAGGGCTTGTGTCAACCGTCCACTTATGTAAGGCGATGAACGGAATGACGATGCTCCACGCTTGGAGCAAATGAAAATATATTAAATATTAATTATTTCCAACTTTTGCCAGTCGTGCTCTCTCACTTCACAACCATTATTACTTTCGGCTGCAAAGTTAATGCTTTTCTCTTTAACTTGCAAACGTTTTAGTGTTTTATCTAAAACCTTAACGTTTGTTTTACTTTGGAGGACTTCTGTCCTCGCCAGCACGACCAACCATTGTGGCATGATGCTGCACATTACTTCTTCTTTCCATTGCTCACGGAATTTAATTGTTAAACATCAAAGATAATGTACAGTTGTTCAGGTGTGCCTCACCTTATGTTATGTTACGCTACCATTGATAGCATTTCATTAGATTGCATCTGAATCCATTGACAAGCATCCTTGCGGAAAAAGATGTCCGAATCGAACCGCTTGCCATCCACGATAATGTAATTACCCTTACACTCAAAATTATGGTTTCTTGTCAAAGGCACTAACAGGTACACCTCCATATTCTCTTTGTTTAGAACCAAGGTTAAATCAGTACCCAATACATGTGAAATAGTTTCATGCTCATCGTCGCTCAACACGCCAAACTTCTCATTGTAGCTCACATAAAGAGCATCCATCAAATTCTTATCCATATCTCTTAAATATTTAATGTTCAAAGTCCGGTGCAGTTTAGCGTGTGCCTCACGAAATCTATTACAAGTCACACTCGTATGAGTATTGCTTTTTCAGCTTGTTCAATGCGTTCTCGGTAACGTAGTAGATGTTATCGAAATACTCGCTTTTCTTGATGCTTCGGCTTTCCTTCAGCTCTACCTTGTGATTGAATGTCACTTCGTAGCGGTTTGCGATGCTTGTAATCAAGAAATCGACCTCACGCTTGCGTCTGTCCAGCTCGGTCTCTTTATACTCACCACGCTTGTTGAATGCGTCCTTGTTCGTCTCTTCGATGGTTGCAACCATGTTGCCTTGCATCACGATAATCTTTGCGCCCATATCTAGTTTCTTTTTAAATCGTTAGAAATCTGTTATGCAACTCTCATAAGGTTTGCCTTCTTGAAGCAACGCCATTCTTCTTTCTCGGTATCGAAGTACACTTGGCAAGTGTCATTCATCTTGCGACCTGCACCCTGTGTAGCTGGGATAACCTTCTCACTCAATGTACCGAATGCCTCACGCAAGCTGCCATCAACCTTCTGGAAGTAGAACTTCACGATGCGCTTCTTCATCTGACCCTTCAGCTTGATGTTCATCCAAGCGACCTTTAAAGCCTCGCTCATTGTGTAGCCATTCTTCTTGATGAACTGCCAAGCAAGCTTCATTACCTCACTCAATGTATTTCTTAATGTAGTAGCCATAATCACTATACCGTTTTACGAGTGCCGACTCGGCTGCATAGCAGCATCTAATAGTTAAACTTCAAAGCCTTTATCTCTTAAAGACATTGCAAAGATATAGATTTTTTTCTATACTACCAAACAAAAATATAAGTTTCTTTCTATATTTAACCTTTATTTACTATTATAGTCCGATTTCTATAATATTTTTAATTTTATAAAGATAAATCTATTAATCCTTTGTACTTTCAAATCTTTTAGCTATCTTTGCACCATAATATAATATATAATTAATTCTATAATGTTATGGATATAAAGAAAGCAATAAAAGAAAGTGGATTTACCATATCAAAGGTTGCAGAAAGGTTGGGTATCGCTCAACCATCATTAACCGCTCAACTTATAAATGGTACTATGTCTATATCGCGTGCAAAAGAGATTGCCGATATAATAGGTGTATCTCTTTCTGAGCTTGTAGCGGACGAAAACGACCAACAGGGTATTTCCTTTGTTTGCCCTCATTGTGGCAAACCGATAACTTTGCATATAGATAAGTAACCTGGGGTGTTCCTCACTATGTTCAATAATTTAAAAGTATGGGATTATGAAGAAGATATGTTTTGTATTTACTTTGGCTCTATCTGTATTGGTAAGTTGTACCTCCAAAGAAGATAAAGCGGATGCACTAGTTAAGGATAGAGGCTTTGATTGCCCACATATAGAAAAGCTAGAAGAGTTCAACTGCAATCCGGCATCATCTGTCCTTATGATGACAGCTTATAATTCCTTGTGGCAGAATGATTCCTTGATGAGAAACATGGACTTGTCAAGCAATAACATTAATTATGTTTATGCAAAGATAGTTAATCAATAAGCCAATGCAAAGGGGTTGCTGGAAAGAGCGGATATTCTTTCCACCTCGTCTTCTGCCAAAGAAGAGTTATGTGGATATTACGCCACCATTTCACCAACTAAGATTAATGGCTCTTTTGTGGATAAAAATAGAAAATGCACTAAATATGAAGTGTTCTTTGACAAAGATATGAAAAGTATCATAGGAATACATCCAATTCGTAAATAAACGAATTAACAGGTTTAGTGTTGTAAAGTTAGTATATTGACAATTTAAATAAATGTGATTATGAAGAAAATTGCTTACGTATCCATTATTGCAGTAATTGTTGTCATTTGTGGTTACGCAATAAAGGTTGCCTCTGAAAGAGACAAGATGATAGCTGAAGAGTGGGAACAACATGAAATACGAGCTATATCCAAGGATTCCTGTATGCCAAAACGTGACTTGGTTTTAAAAAAATATTTTGGCAAAAGCTATAAGGTGATTGATAGTCAGTTTTATAACAATAAGGGTTATAATGATCAGAATGGTAGCTTTAGTGATAAAGGAACTGTAGAGGGTGTTGTGGAAGGGAAAAATGGGAAATTTTCGTATGATATGGAAGTCTCAATTCCTTATAGGAACCCTAAAGATTGGAATTTGGAATCGTTGATAGTGAAAGACTTGAAATCATGTCATTATGTATATATCGTGAGAGATGGGAAGCGGGAAGACCCAAAAGAATACGAAAAAGCAAATACTATCAGTTCTTCTAGTGAGACCGATGTGTATGTTTCGGATGAAGACCTGTATTCAATAGAGGATGCTCTTCAAAAAGAGTGGAATATTAGCAATGCTTCAAGTTCCGTAGGTGCGGAAAGCTCCAATGTGTTCAAGGTGAAGAAAGAAAGCGTTAGTGGACGTGAGGTCACTGTTTCTTATTCTTTGCGCTCTACCTATAGTGCTCAGAAGAAATTTGTTGATTTGCATGGTGTTGTCAAGAAGAATAGTGATGGCTCTTGGAGTGTTGTAAACTTAGGATATTAACAATTTAAATAAATGTGATTATGAAGAAGAAAGTGATAATTGCCATCATCGTAGCTATCGTTGTGATAGGTGGCGGAATTGGTGGCTACGTGTACCATTCCAACCAAGTTAAGGCTGAAAAAATGGCTAATTACAAGAAGGCGTTGTCTGATTATCGCTTCAATAGCAATAGACTAATATATTCTTTGGATTTCGTAGCAACGGATTTTGTTATCAATTGGAACTCAGCCATAATGAATAAAAAGGCTATGAACGCAAAGAATGAAATAGTTCCTTGCTCTGATTTTGAAGATGCCGTTTCTTCTCGATATGCCTTCTATGATAAGTATGGTGCATATAAGATTTTGGATAGTGTGTATGTATCATTAGGAAAGCATTTGGAAAAGATGCGTGTAAATTCTAATGAAGACCAGCAAAAAATCGTGGAAAGCTGTAGTGATGAATACAAGGAGTTGAATAATGCTATTGTTCTTGTAAAAAAGCCTTATGGCGCATTGGTGCAATATTCTAAACAGAAAGGAGACTTGTTCTTTAAACTTTATGCTTTTGATAGCGAATTGGCTAAAGTTTCCCCATTGGAAGAAGATAAGGGCGATGAGAGAACAAAAGCAATGAATATGGAATTATACGGAACGCATTTGTTTGTTACGGCTGACTTTGACAAAGAACCGCAAAAGGCAAAAAAGCAAAGTTATACGTTTAGTAACATTTCAACAAATTGGGTTTATTTGAAATGATACTTTTATTATAATAATAAGGTGTAATTTTAAAAATAGGTTTCTAAAAGAAAACAAAGCTTAAAATAATAAAGAAATACACTAAATAATTTGCGTGTTTCAGAAATTATGCTTACCTTTGCAAACGAAATCAGAAATGGTTTAGCCGTGAAGTCGTGAGCATGGTTACTGGGATAAGAAGAAATTTAGAAGTCTTCGGACTTTTCTATACTTTTAGCCTCGTTCGCTACTCACGACAATAAGCGGACGGGGCTTTTGTTTTGTCCCAAAGGTAAGAGGCATACCTGTAAAACTGCCGTGTTTAATTAATAATTATGTAGAGTAATGAAGACGATTTCATTGAAATTGGTAGGCACTAAGCCTTTGATGGTTCACAATCCAAGAGTGGTTGACCCATTCGACAAGTACAAGAAACTTTTGCAGCCATTGACTAGCAAGCGAACAAAGACAGATGATGATTTGTTGGAGATTTGCCGATTGCAATTCCTTGCATCCTTGTATTATCGTAATGGTGAGTATGTGCTACCACAGTCACACGTAGAGGGTAGTTTTCAAGCTGCTGCCAAAGAACGTAAGCTTGGCAAGAAGTTCGAGCGTTCCTTCGGCCTTTATGGTGATGGTGTATTGCAATTCAAGGACAACGACAAGACACCGGAAGAACTTTTTGAAGTTGGTCGCACAAAGGAGGGTTATTTTGACCCATCAATATCTTATGTTGACACAAGAGCGTGCGGTATCAAAGGTTCAATTAAAGTCCCTGCAACAAGAGCGATATTCCCAGAGTGGTCAACGGAAGTTACTTGTTGGTTCGATGAGACGCAGCTGAACGAGGAGGAAGTATTACAGGTGGCTGAGATTGCAGGTCTTCGCTATCATGTTGGTACTTACAGAAAGCTTTACGGAGCGTTTAAAGTAGAAAAGAAATAATACACATAACTACAAAGGCATGAGTGAGGTATGGTGCGGTCGGGTCTGGTAAGGTTCGGTTTGGTGTGGTATGGTCCGGTTTGGTAAAGTATGGTGAGGTAAGGTTTAGTAGAGACGAACTCCCTACATGGTGGTTATCTAAGGTTCGATTCCTTGGTAGGGAGCAACATTAAAAGAATGAGGATATGAAAGAAGATATGAAAAATGGCTTTGATGGTTTGGAGGAAGAAATCCTTTCCACATTTAAAGATGGTCAATTGATTTCGCATGAATGGATGAAGTCAAAGTTTGGCATTACTACTTTATGTTGGGATGATTACAAGGATGTTCAGAAGTTATTTCAAGCGAAGGACAAGCAGCAGTTTGATTATATGACCATGGTAGATAAATTGCGTTGGGATATGTTGAAGCGAAAGAAATGCTATTTAAAAAATATCTATAGTTATGGCTATGTGATTGTTCCAAAGGAAGAACAGGCTGAATATGGATTCACTCATACGATGAAGGAAATCAAGGAGTCTTTGCGCAAAGGTGCTTTGATAATAGGGAATGTGAGACCTTTGCCAATGTTTGCCGTATCATCATATAATGATATTAAAAGCCGTTTCAGCACAATAAAAAGCGTGTTGTCTGCGTTAAAGTTATAGGCTGTCGTGATTTGATGGTCTTTATATATAGAAGAAAATAAGTAAGAATTGAGCCTTCTGCATGTGAATGTGGAAGGCTTTTTTGTACCCAGACCTTAATCTTTGCATTTAAATCTTTAGTGAAATAACATACTTTAATGCCTTCGTTAATTCTAAGACTATTAGCTAATTTTGCCAAATAAAAAGTAAAGAAATGGCAGAAATACAATTTAATGTTCGGGCGAATTTCGAGCAGGTTACGAAACTTCGTTCCGAGTGTGAAAAGTTGAGGGCTGAGTTGTTGAAGACCAATAAGTCAACCGACCCAGCTATTGTTGCGGATTTGACGGAAAAATATGCGGATGCTAGCAATCGCTTAAAGGACTTGACCCAAGCTGCTTCAAGAGCCGCTTGCGTGATGTCTTCTGAGTTTAATAAGAAGATGCAAGCAGCCGCAAGGGAAGTTTATAGCTATGAACTTCAAATGCAAGCTACCAAAGACCGAATTGAGAAAATCCAACAGCAAATCACGAACAAGAGATTAACTCTTGGAGTTACAACGGATAAGTCATCCATAGATTCTTTACAGAAGAATATTGACTATTTAAAAGGCTCTTTGGCAGGTCAAACAGCTCAGTTGAAGAACTTAGAAGGAGGTGCTGTCGGTGCTCGTCAGACCTTGGAGAATATGCGAAATGAGTATGTTTTGTATGCAGGTTCAGCGAATCCGGCAAAAGAGGCAACAAATATGTTGACCGATAGCATGAGCCAAATGATAGAACGTATGAAGTCCGCTCCAACTGCCGGAGAGGGTATGTCTAGCTTGTTCCAAAGAGTTACTGGCGATGCTCACATGCTTTCGGCAACATTACTTGGTGGCTTAGGATTTGAACAATTAACACGTAGCGTTTTTAATACTCGTTCCCAATTCCAACAACTTGAAATATCTTTCAATACCATGCTTGGTAGTGCGGATAAGTCCAAACAATTGATGGACGAACTTATCCAAACGGCAGCTCATACACCTTTCGATATGTCCAGCATTACGGGTGGCGCAAAACAACTTTTGGCATACGGAACGGAAGCGAAAGATGTTAATAAAACCCTTGTCCAGCTTGGTGACATTGCTTCGGGCTTGAATATTCCGCTTGGAGACCTTGTTTATCTTTATGGAACGACCGTCTCGCAAGGAAGAATGTTTACAATGGATTTGCGTCAGTTCATGGGTAGAGGTGTCCCATTAGCAGAAGAATTGGGTAAAATCTTACACCAAAACACAACTGAGGTTCAAGAGTCTGTTTCTAAGGGAAAAGTCACATCAGACATCTTCAAGGAGGCTATTGCTAATATGACGCAAGCTGGCGGTCGTTTCGGAGGCTTGATGGAGCAACAATCAAAGACATTGGAGGGTCAGTGGAGTAACATTGGCGATTCCATCCAGCAAGCGTTCAACGAAATCGGCAAAAAATCCGAGGGCGTATTCTCTAGTGGATTGTCAATTATTTCTGCTATGGTAGAGAATTGGCAAGAGGTAATAAAAGTTATTGGTGTAGCTACAATAGCTGTTGGTTCTTATCGTGCATCATTAATGGCGGCTGCTTCTATTCGCAAAGCAGAGGAAGCACAACAAGCCGATGATATGATGAAGGGAATTGATGCTGAAATCAAGCGTTTGCAAGACCTAGAGAACTCAAACTACAAGTCGCTGGGTAAGGACAAAAAGCAAGAGCGAGTAAGCAAACAACAAGACTTGGCAAGTATTGTTGGAGATACTGCTGTGTCCGATGACTTTGTAAAGGCAAGGTTAGATGCAGCCGAGCAAGAGGGCGTTATTTCGGCACAAATGCGTTCCCAACTAGAGACGAAACGTGAACTTTTACAGGCTCAACAACAAGCAACAGCACAAAGCCAGATAGAACTTGATGAAGAAAAGAGGAAGACCGAGGAACTGCGTCAACAAAAAATAGAGTCTCTTAAAGATGATTTGAAGACTACTACAGAGAAAATATCAAATCTTGATGATAGGGATGTAGAGTTGGCTAGACAATATACATCAGCCTTGAATGATTTGCAAGATGCCCAAGATTCCTTTGCTGAGGCTCAAAAATTGGTTGAGGAAACTGCTGGTGGCGCAAACTTAGCTTTTGATGCAGAGGGTAATGCCGTGAATGCGCTAGAAGCAAAAGAACGTTTGGAAACGGCAACAAAACAAGTGAATGTAGCTCAAACAAAAATTTCGACCATAGAAAGCGAACGTAAGACAATTGCTCAAACAAAGGAAAATCTAAGTAAGCAACAGTCTACGATACAAAATAATATAAATACCATTTCTCAAACTTCTAATACCACTGCCAAGAAAGCCGGAATATTGGCGGCAACAACAGCCACTATCAAAAATGCACTTTATGCAGCAGGTACAAAGTATACGACTACGGTTGTCAATCTTTTTTCAAGTGCGGTAAGAAGTAGCGAAAAGGCTTTAAAAAGTATGTGGGCGGCAATGGCTGCTAATCCGATAGGTGCATTGATAACACTGGGAACAACTTTGTATTCCGTATTTTCTATGTTTGGAGACGAGACTGAAGAAATATCGGCTGATACTTCTCATTTTGGCGAAACGGCTAGTCTAACTACCAATAAGGTAGAAGCCTTGTTAAATGTAATGAAGAATACTGATAGCAGTACCGATGCACATAAAAAAGCAAAGGAAGAGCTTATTGGTGTTTATGAGCAATATGGTGTTAAATGTGATGGTGAAAAGGAAAATTTAGAAACTTTAAAAAACAAGCACGATGAATTTACTGCATCATTACAATTGGAAAATGATGAGAGAGAGAGGGCAAATGCCTTGATGTCGATAGCTTCCCAATATGAAGAGGCACGCAAATCTTTAGACGATAAGTTTGCGGATGATTTAGGTGGAAGTTGGTTGGATTTTGGACAACATATCAAGAAGGAAGATATATCTGCTGTTCAAATGATGTTTAAACAGATTGTACCCGATAGTACGATAGAAAAGATTGGCTCATTAAAGAAAAGTATGGATGATGCCACAAAGGGAACTTTAGAATATGCAAAGGCGGCACAAGACTATGATACCGCTCTTCGCTCGATGTTAGTACCATTTGAAGAATGGGGTAAAAAAATGGGATACAATAGTTTTCAGTTAGCAAGTTTGAAGAGTTCTATTTTGCGTCATGTTGATTCTGTAAATTCGTTGAAAGATAGTTATAAGAGAGCCGAAGAAGCGGTAAACAATGTAATCTTAAAAGGAGTTGATTGGAGTAATACACAAGCTCGAAATAATTGGGTAAATAAGCGGAATAAGATGTCCATAGACGAATTAACTTCTTCAACGGAACAACTTATTAGTGTTTGGAGTCGAACTTATGGATTGAATTTACTAATTAACGTTGATGATAGTAAAATTCCATCTTGGATGAAGTCAATGACAGATTCACAGTTGAAAGACTTATTGAATAGAAGATTACGAGATACCAAAACACAAGGTGATTATAAGAAAACGCATCATGGACGTAATTTAATTCTTAAAACAAATGGTGTATTTAGAAATCAACAACAAAGTTTCAATGATGCACAATTAGCAAAATGGGAACTAGACAAAAGAAATGCAAATAAGAAGGGTAGAACAATATCAAACACAACCAAGACTACACCAAAGAAAACAGGTGCAACGGATGACCCACAAGCAAGAGCGTATGAACGCAAGAAGGCAGAGGAGGACTATGCCAAGTCTATTTCTTCCTATTCGGAGAAAGCCAGCGAAGAGTTGTCTAAGCGAAGAACGGAATTGATTAAGAATGAGACCGAAAAGGAGATTGCTCAAATTAATATGTCTTCAGACAAGGAGAAAAAGGCTATAGAGGATTCGATTGACAAACTCGTTGAGGCTAAGAAGAAGAAAGACCAGATCGTATGGGTAAATTCGGGAAAAGGTCGTAAAGCCAGCATGTGGAAACAGGGTAAGTCCGATGCGGAATACCGCAAAGAGGTATTGGGCACACAAATGGTTGACGACAAGGGTAATCATCTAGGAAAGACCATTGGACAGAACTCTGAAGACCAAATTGCCTTGATTGAGAAACAGAGACAATTAAAGCTGAAGGAAATCCAGCAAGCGGAGATAAAGGACATGTTGGATTTCATGAAGCAATACGGCAGCTTAGAACAACAACGTTATGCTATTCTGAAAGAATACACGGACAAGATAGGCCTTGCTAGAGAGAAAGGTGATACTTTTGGCGCAGCGAGTGCGGAAATGGAGATGAACGACCAGTTGAAGAAGTTGAATTTTTCGGATTTCAAGGATTCTATCAATTGGGATGTTGTCTTTCAGGATATGAACCGATTGAGTATTCCTTATCTTGAAGACCTTCGCAAGAAGATGAAGGAGTTGCTTGGTTCGGGTACGTTGGAAATTGATGACATGAAAACCGTATCTGACCAAATCTACAAGATTGATGATGCGATTTCCGAGCAGAAGGATAGATGGGGATTGGTTAATGATGCAGTCCGTGAACACCGTAGGCTTATTGATGAGGCGAAGGATGCGCAAGACCGATTGGCACAAGCTAGAAAGGGGGAGTTTGATGCCAAGGCTGATAATATGAGCCAAAGGAGAAAAATCCAAGGAGTGTTTGCTGAAAGTGGGGTTAACATAGATACCAGTAATATCACTTCTGTCAATAAGGACAAACTTATGGGTTCTACCAAGAATCTCAGTGTAAGCCAAACGGAGAAGTTACGTAAGCTTTTTGATGATTTGGCGGTTTCAGAGGTTAAGGTCGGAAAGGCTACAAAGGAAGTCGGAAAGGCACAGGAAGAAGCCAAGGTAAAGCAGGATGCTGCAAAGAAGAGCTTGCATGATACTATAGAGGAATGGGCTGAGGGCTTGAGGAAAATCCAAGAGAAGCTGAAAGACCTTCCTGGGTTAGTCGATGCGTTAGGTCTCGGAAACACAGGCTTTGGTAAAGCCGTGAATAACGGAATGGATGCATTGAACAGTGGAACACAAGCCTTTTCTGATTTTGCAAGCGGAAACTACATAGGTGCGGCTATGAATGGAATAAAAACCATTGGCTCGTTGGGCAAGATGTTCGGTATAGGCGGAGGTAATGGTGCAGAAGTTGCGAAGAAAACTGAAGAGCTGACCGAGAGCAATGACAGATTGATGTATTCTATTGATAAGTTAAAGGATTCTATCGACAAGTCTTCCGGTTATACGGCAGTCAGCAATTATAATGCTGCTTATGATGCCCAAAAGCAGGTTAATACCCAAACGATGGATATTCTCAAAACACAGATGGGGTATCATGGGGCACACCATTCAAATGCTTATTATTGGAATCTTTCTGCACAAGATTATGCGGCAATCAATAAGACTTTGGCACAGCAATCGGCAGTCAGAGGCGGTTATACCAATTCTTCGATAAACAAGGTTAATTCCTTGGAGGATATATATAAGCTCACTCCAGAGCAGATGGCTGACATTCGTACACATAATGCGGATGTATGGAAGAACATGACCGACCAAGGTAAGTATGATAAGACGGAATATTGGGAGCAATATACAGAACTGGCGGGAAAACTAGAGGAGTTGACGGAGCAAATCAATGAGAATTTGACTCAAACAACCTTTGATTCGATGAAGAGTGACTTCATAAACAATCTTATGGATATGAGTAAGTCTGCAAAGGATTTTTCTAATGACTTCACTACAATGCTCAACCAGTCGATGCTTAACTTCGCTTTGGGAGACCTTATGAATAAAAAGCTTAAGCCTCTTTATGAGAGCTGGGCAAACAAGATGAAGGAGAATGGAGGAAGGCAGCTCACGCCAACCGAATTGAATAATCTTAAAGAAGAGTATGACAAGATAGTTCAAGAGGGTTTGGCTATTCGTGATAATATTGCTGATATTACGGGTTACAAGCAATCTTACGAGCAGTCCGCTTCTTCCGGTTCTTTTGAATCTATGAGTCAAGACACAGGCGATGAGTTGAATGGTCGTTTTACAGCGGTGCAGATCGCCACGGAGGGAACGTATGAGGAAACAAAGCTCATAAATACCAAGTTGGATGCTATTGCGGCTCGTGATGGTGGTACAGAGGGCAGCTTATTGACGGCTAGCGTGAATACCATTATGGGAAATGTAGGAAATATTTGGTTAGCCGTTGATGAGGGAAGAACCATTCTTGCCCAAAGCTTGATGTACTTGCAGTCGATTGATGAGCGACAAGAGCGATGGCATAAGCCTATGTTGCAAGCATTCAATGATATACACGAATTGAAAGACAAGATGAGTAGATTGTGAACTTAATATGTGCCATGTTTAAAGCAGGAGGGGAATGCGTGACGCACTCTCCTCCTTATTATTTGTTGTAGAGTATTACTTTGTTTTTCACAATATAGATAAGTGTTGTTAAACTGAGTGCTAATTTTTGGTAGAGTGGAATATAATAGTTATCTTTGTAGTCGATTTCAAAACTTATAAGGACATGAAGATATTAGAACCAAAATATGAAATCCTATCCCAAGGAGAGGGGATGGATGGAGTTTACAAGCAGATAGAGCTGTGTGGTCGCACATGTTATGCGTCAAGTATGAAGATAGACAAAGACAGCGCAAAGCCTTTCGTTGAGCGTATGGTAAGCAGCAACCATCTTGCCATGTGCGAGCATGGAACAATCTATCTCCATGTTGCTTACGATAATGACTTCTTTGTACCTGAATCTTTGTTGGTCAAGCACTATCGTGAGAACAAGTATTCCAAGGTGATGCAGATAGGTAACGATTACTTTATTACGACCAACTACAGAGTGATAGTTGAGAATGAATGGTTTGACGACTTGGACTATATCTGCGAGCCTACGGAATGGCATGAGAAACGAATAACCGTCCGCTTTACTACTCAGATTGCGGTAAGTAGAGAGGCTAACAGGCATCGTGTTGATTCCGTAGCGGAACAAAGCACCCGATATTGCAACTATAGTAAGGATAAGTTCGGAGGCGAGATTGCTATCAACAAACCAAAGTGGGTTAGCGTTGATGATGCGGTTAATCCATTGTCTTTCGATGGTGGAACATTTGTTGACCTATCAAAGAACATCGGTAGTTATGAGCATTGGAGTCCAGTAGAAAAATGGTGGTTTGCTAATAGAGTATGCGAAATGATGTATTTGTCTTTGGTCAAGGATGATGGTCTTAAGCCACAGGATGCGAGAACAATACTTCCTCTTGATACCAACACGGAGTTGATTCATACCGCATTTGTGAGCGATTGGAAGCATTTCTTCGAGCTGAGAAGTCTTGGTACGACCGGAAAGCCTCATCCAGATATTGAAGTCTTGGCAACACCATTGATGAATGAGTTCAAGGAACGAGGTTTGATTTAATCGTTTATGAAGAAGAAAGCCAAGCAAATAGCCAAGGTGATGAGCAATGATTCTTTGGAGGTTGTTGCTCAGATGATTGCTGATGAGGCTAAAGGTGTGCGCTACGAGGTGTATGCCGATGGTTCTAGTAAGAAAGAAAAGTGTGGTTGTGGCTGGCTTGTGCTTCATAAGGGAGTTATTATCAAAAGTGGGAAATATACTTTTGTCACAGCTAAAGTGAACGATTCGGTGAGAGCCGAAATAAGGGCGGTCATTCAAGCATTGGGTGATTGCCCTCCTTTGTGTTCTGTTGATGTATATGTGGATTGCCAAGTGGCTATAGAGAGAATACAGGCTTGCAAGTTAGGAGACTTACAGCCTATATATAATAAGGTAGCGAAAGGCAAGACGATAAGATACCATTGGGTAAAGGCTCATAGAGGTAATATGTATAACGAAATGGTGGATTCTTTGGCTTTTTCTGCTACAGAAAGTTAATTTTTCGCATAAGTGTATAATAAGCGTTAAATTATAAAGGAAATACATTAAATAATTTGCATATTTCGGATATTCTTTGTATCTTTGCATCGTAATTAAGAAACAAGGTTACTAATTTTAAAAGGTGAGACACACCGTAAAAACTGTGATTCGTTATGAATACTAGATTGAGTAAGAAAGAGACAATGGTTTATGGCAACATCGGAGTGATGGCTGACGTAATCGGAGGTAATAAGTACTTCACTTTTGAAGACTTGTATGATTTCGATTTGGATAATACCAAGGATGAGTTGAGAGAAATCTTAAATTCTTTGACCGAAAAGGGTTATCTGAAGAGTTTTAACGATTTCGATAAAACTTATCGAGTTTTGAAGTAAGAACAATAAAGGGGATATAAAATCCCCTTACATTATAAATTTAGAACGTGAGACACACGTAAAACTGTATTGAAAAAAATGAAAAAGGTATTCACGATTGAGAATGCATTAACGCTTTTGTTTGCTCTTGAAATAGTATCATTAATATTTTTTCTAGGATAGGGCTTATGCAGATTAAGTTTGGTAAGATAAAGTTTACTGCGGCTAAGTCCGAAAAAGGATGCCGCTTTGATGCTTGCTACAAAGGGGAGCATGTGGCTTTTGAGAGTGAAGATATGTCTTTGTATGATGATGTCTTTTCTGATAATAACAGAAGAGCAAAGGCTGCAAAGAGGGTGATTTACGAGAACATAAAGCATAAGTATTATGAGACCCATAGAGATTAGCGAATTCAACGCTGCCGATGAATTTGTCGTTGAGGCAATGATGCAAGATGGCAAATTCAAGGTTATCGGCAAGGTTATTACGGACAACAATCTTCTGAATGATGATGATTTGGAAACCATCTGGGATTATGCCAACTGGGAGACGAACGGCTATGAAAAGATGGTTGTCTCTAATGGAGTGTACAAAGGCTTGAAAGCATTCAGCGATGGGCGTTTGTTCTATGTTATCACAGATGATGAGATTGGAGTGGTAAACGACAACATTATGGTACGTAAGCATTACGATGTCAACAATGGCTATTATATAAAGTCATCAAGGTTACACAAGGAGCAATCCAAGGATTTGTGGTGCTTTGGTAGTTGCGAGACCATAACTAACGAATATAAGTCAAACATTTTACATGAAGTACTTTATGGCAAAGATGAACCATATAAAGCCTACCTTTCTTGAAGGCGGTGAAGTCTGGCATGATATTGATAAGTTCCCGATGCTAGACCATACAATTCTAGTAGAGTTGCAGGTAAAAGGCTCAGACGGATTGATTTACCGGACGCAAGATGTATGTGTTGAGCGTGCAGATAGATTCGTACCTACGATGTCTTTTGTTCCGAAGCGTTGGGCGTATGCGATAGACTTAGCTCAATGCAAGCAACTTGAAGGATAAAAACAAAATACAAATTAAGAACAAGCATATGGAAGAATCAAGAGGTGTTTACACATTACCCGTCTTGTATAATGAACAAAGTGGTAGAAATGAAGGTGTATGTGTCAGAAGTGAACTTGGAGTAGTTGTTGCAATTGACAATGAAGATGAGTTTAAAGATGTTTTTTCAAAGGATGGTGAGGTTGATGTATTCAAGCAGTTACTATCACAAGAAGTGTATCGTTTCTATACAGAACACAACGCATTCCCTACTGAGCCTTTGATTTCTTACAAGATGGATGGCGACATTATCTTTGTTTTCGTTGAAGTAACAATCGGAAAGATGTATGGCGGTTATGTTTATATCGTGCATTACAACTTTGCAAGCACGGCATCATAATAAACAAGTTTGATTATGACAGTAGTAAGAGAAAGATTAAAAATTGCGGCTCAGATTGAGGTGCTGGAAGATATTGCTATTGATTATAGTGGAAAGACTATAGATAACATCATCCAACAGCTAGAAGCGAGGTTGACTGCGTTGAAGTAAGTTCAAGTTTGAAGTTAAAAGTCAATGAGTGGTGGACGTTTTGATTATGCTCAGTATAGGATTGCTGACATATATACAAAGATAGAAGATTATGTTGATGGTCATCCATTGGATGAGGAAGATGAAAGATGTTTCCTCGAAGACCGATGGTTGGAGGAGGATGAAGACAAGTATGTAAGAAAGCATCATCATACGATGCCTAACAGATATGGCTTATCTAAAGAGACCATCAAGGAGTTTAAAAAGGGTATTGAGCTTCTGAAGAAGGCTCAGGTTTATGCCCAAAGAATAGACTGGCTTCTTTCCGGTGATGATGGAGAAGATAATTTCCATATACGTTTGAAAGAGGATTTGGCAAATTTAAAAAGTAAGAAAGGATAGATTATGAGTTGGAATTATCGCTTAGATACACCTATGATGCAATTAGCTGAAGAGGTGAACAAGAAATATGATACTGATGCAGGTAAGATGCTTCTTTGCACTTATCTCTTCATGGTATCAAGTGAAGAGATCAAGGACAAACAAGCTTTCTTTGATTGGGTAGAAGAGCTGAATAAGTCCTGTAAGTGCGATGCGGTAAGGGAGTACGTGAAAATCAACGGCAAAGCCGATTGGCTGCATGGTGGATTCAGTAAGCCGATTTACCGACACTATAAGGGCAATTTCTATGAGTACCTTGGTGAGGTTACTGATAGCGAGACTTCTGAAGCTAAGGTTGCGTATCAAGCAGTGTGCGGACAGCATGAAGTTTGGGTGCGACCAAAGGAAATATTCTTTGGTAATGTTGAGGTAGATGGTAAGCCAGTTCCTCGATTTGAGAAGGTAAATTTAAAAGACTTAGAGAAACAAACCGAGAAGAGCAATGGACAGAGAAAAGATTAAGAGCTTGTTAGGTCAAGCAATCTTGCGAGTTAATGAAGTCGTACCGGATTTCGAAGACTTGGATAAGGTTCTTCCTTTGCTTAGACAGGCGATTGATGAATTAGATAAGTCAGAATCGGGTTCAGTTTAGAAAGGGTGAAAAATGGCAAATAGGCATACGGTAAAACCAAAGGTAGTTCCTTTTGAGATAGCCAAGCTTCTGAAGGATGTTGGCTACGATGAAAAGATAGCCGAATTTTGGGCTTACGCCAGCCCTTGGACAGCAAAGGGTGGCATTCGTAAGGGTGGTAAATATAGTGAGCATTACGGAAGTTATATCGCTTATTCAAATTCCGAGTGGGAGAAATCCAATATTGAGTTTTCTGCTGCATTAAAGTTGAATAGTAAGCATCCGGCAATATCCGCTCCAAGCTATGATATGGTGTTAGATTGGCTTTTAGAGCATTTCGGTTACTATATTTGTGTTGCAAACATTTCGAAAGGTAAGTTTTGTTGGCAAACTACATCCTGGTGTGTAGAGGAAGGCTTGTGTCATACGGATGGTAAGGAATATTCCAGTAGATACGAGGCAATGGATGCCGCTTTCAAGAGCATCTTAAAGGCTCGCATTGAGAATAAAGATAACGAGGAAATTAAAAGACTTTTGGAGGAAATACAAGATGGAAAGACTTTATGATACTTTTGTACACGCAATAATGATGAAGTTAGAAACTCGTTTATGTATTGAACTCGAATGTGTTTATAAGAATATAACAAACAAGATTGTTGAGAAGAAAGCTAAACTCACCAACGAAGACGTAATTGAGTTTCAGAAAAAACTACAAGAAGTGTACGACACGAATGCTGCTATTCGTGAAAAGGTTACTGGTATTAAAGATTTCAAGAATTGCATCTTAACTAAAGAAGCATGTGAAGAGCTAATAAAGCGACTTAGCGTGATTAATATAAAAGAAAATGAACAAGCAAAGAATGATAGAGTGGATAGCCACTTGTGATACAGGTGTCTCTTCAATGACAATGTGGAGTGCATTGATGGGGGTAAAACGAAAGAAAGATTTGAATATTCCCAAAGACAATAGTGACTTCCGTAGATGTTATGACATGGTAGAATACGGACACGTAACCTTGGATGAGCTACAAGCTGTGAAGGAGCAGTATCCTTGGTTTGCTCCTGTTGTTGACAATTGGAAGGAGTTGTCTCTTTTGTTTGAAGAAGAGCTGGACAAACGCTTGTATATGCGTATTCGTCAGCTATGTGAAGAGTCAGATGCTATCCGGTATGAGAAAAAGGGAGAACTTTATTATGAGAGGAATTTTTGGTATAATATAACACAATAATCAAATTAAGAATGAAGAAAATTATCTTAATGTTTTGTTTTGCGATACTCGGCATGAGTGCGCTTACAAGTTGTCATTCGGTTTCTCCCGATGCAGACGAAGAAGCCGTAATCGTAAAGAAGCCTTGGTTTATTGGGCATGGAGGTGTTGAACAGCAAGCAGTGCAGACTGGTCTCACTTGGTGTTGGTGGTCAACGAGTGGTTATTACTTCAAGATTGTTCCAGTCCGTCATGAGATTACCTTAGATGATTTGTTTAGTGATGATAACACGCCACTTGACTTCCATACTGTAATCATTACTCAGATTGAGCAAGGCAAGTCCCCAATTCTTTTGCAGAATTATGGAGAGAAATGGTTTGATACTAATCTCAACAATTATTTCTGCAATCTGGTTCGAGACCATATTTCTCAGCATTCCCCATTTGACTTGATGTCGAATCGGCAAGTGCTTAATCAGATTGACACCAAGATACGCAAGCAGATGCAGGACTATGTGAATGCTCTATCAAAGAAAAAGCAGATGCCTATCATCATAAAGGAGGTTATCATTGGTAAAGCTACACCAAACAAGGAACAGCTTAATGAAATGAACCGCACGGCAAAGGTCGTGCAAGCCAAGCAGACACAAGAACGTGAATATGAAGTGCAGATAGCAAGAGAAAAGGCTGAGCGACAAAAGGCAAAGGCAGATAAGGCATATATGGAAGAAATGAACCTTTCCGCTGGTCAGTTTATCAACCTTAAGTGGATTGAAACAGTAGCAAATAAGCAAGGAGCTAATATTGATGTTATGGTTGGCCCTGCTGAAAGCATGTGGAATATAAGACGCAATTAATTAATTTATAAATCAAGTAAACAGAAATGAATAAAGACAAATTAAAGGTCAGTTTTGAGATTGATCGTTACAAGGTGATTGGTATGCTCTCACGAAATTGTGAGAATGCTGAAGAGTACAATGAGATTATGGGTATTCTTGAAGGCAAGAGTGAGTTTGTGCGTGACGCGAATGGTAGCGAGGAACTTGCAAGCCGCATTTGCAATTATGCTTTAGACTCTATCTTGGTTGAGAATCCAAATTTGGCTCTCCGTAAGCGTTTGGATAAGGAACAGAAAGGCGAGGATGCTCCTGATGTTTCAAATGTTATCGAAATCAAAGGTGATGACGCAAAGAAACTTGTAGATACCCTTTGTGGTTCTCCGCAAGGATAAGTGATGTGAAATTCATCAAAAGAATATAAATAAACACTAAAACACTTGCAAGTATAAGAAAAAATGCTTATCTTTGCATCGTGTTTGAAACAGATGGCCTTCTGAGAGGTCGCTTCTACCATAATAAGTCAAGACTTAGGAGTTTACGGCAGGGGTTCCATGTTACCCAGCCCAGCTAGACTATAACAAGGAAACTCTAATTAGGGTGAGAATCCCTAGATGCTGCATTAGACAAGTGGTTAAGTCGCCAGCTTTTCACGCTGGTATTCAAAGGTTCGAATCCTTTATGCAGTACTAAAATGCCCTATGGTGTAATGGCAACACTACAGGTTTTGGTTCTGTCATTAGTGGTTCGAATCCACTTGGGGCAACGAGGTGGAATAGGTGTATGTTCCACAAATGGTGCGATATTCAAGCGGTTAAAGAAGATTGACTGTAAATCAATTCCCATAGCGGGTTCGGTGAGTTCGAATCTCCCTTGCACCACAAGTACTTTTGTCATATAATAAGGAATGTAGCTCAGTAGTAGAGCACTTGGCTTGGTAACTAAGGGGGCGTTGGTGCGAATCCAATCATTCCTTTACGCTTTCGTAGCTCAGTGGCAGAGCATAGGATTTTTAATCCTAGGGTCGAAGGTTCGAATCCTTCCGTTGGCACAATGATACACAAGAAGAGAGCCGTGATGTTTGTTTTGTTGGAATCTCGGACATCTGTCAACGGGCAAACGTAGGAAGCAGATGAGACGAATAAAGTTGTGAATAAGTCTATGAACTAGGGGAACAAGCGGAATGGCTCTCTTTTGTGCTTCATTTGATGGTTTAACGAAAAATTGAAGAATATGAAAAGTCCGTTAAGAATGGCAGTCGCTTTAGAAAAGAACAACAAGGTATATCCAAAAGATGTACGGAAGTTCTTGATGGGATTGTACGCCACGCTGCATTTGACAGATAACGCAACGGCTAAAGATATGGAAAAGGTGGTTTATTATGCTTTTCGGAATGGCTATCTGCTAGGTGTTAAGTCTGAAGGTGGTGATGACCAAAAAGCGTATGACAGACTGCCGGATTTGGGAGTAGAAGAAGATATTGGTGATGATTTAAGAAGATAGTTGATAAAATTGGTAATTAGTTAGTGAAGTTTTTAGGCTTTGGTGTGTGAACATCGAAGCCTTTTTTATATATAATAAGGTATATAAAAAGTTGAATTGTTAACAAGACGCGTATATTAGTTACCGTAAGTTAAATAAATAAAGAAAAACATTAAAAAACTTGCAAGTTTCGAAACTTATTTGTATCTTTGCATCGTCAATCAAGATAAGTTGGTTGATTTGCCGAGTGACAAGTTTCACTCAATAAGGTGAGAGCGACACCAAGGGGTAAGACCCGAAACAACTAGCACAATTGATTATGTCTAAGCAGACTGGTTTTTCATTCGCAAGTTCAAAGAAGTCATTAATTGAGACTATTGACGAAATCAAGAAGTCAAAGATGCCTCGCAACGAAAAGATTGTTGCATTGAAGGCTTGCGGTCTTCGTGAGAAAGAAATCTCCGATATGTTGAAAGTCTATGTACCAAGCGGTTCAACTTCAACGAGATTCGTTTATACATTCGGTGTTGAGATTGAATGTGTTCATGCCGAGCGCAATGCCTTGATAGAGGCAGGTCGTCAGAATGGTGTTGATATTCATTCTGAGGGTTATAACCACACCGATAACAAGAGCTATTTCAAGATTGTTAGTGATGCTTCAGTTGGTGGTGATGTTGACCCTAACGAGGTTGTAAGTCCGGTATTGAATGGCAATACAAATGGTATGGCAACTTTGAAGAAGGCTATCAAGTCTTTGGATGCTGTAGGTGCAAGAGTTAATTCTACTTGTGGTCTTCACGTTCATATCGGTGCAGCTAAGTTGACAGGTGAGCAGTATGTTAACGTTTTCAAGAATTATCAGAAGCTTGAAAGATTGATTGATAGTTTCATGGCTCCTTCAAGAAGAGGTAATTGCCGTTGGGCAGCCAGCTTGCTTGACAAGGATTTCTCTAATTGCCACGGCAATTACGATATTAGACGTAATGTATTTCATGGAGATAGATATTACAAGGTCAATGCAGAGAGCTATGCACGTCACAAGACTATCGAATTTCGCCAGCATCAAGGTTCAACCAATTACAAGAAGATTGAAATGTGGGTTAAGTTCTGCGCAAAGCTTGTCGGTTGGTCTCGCAACAATGTCTTCACTAGCGAGGTTATGAATATCGAAGATATACCTTTCTTGAATAAAGAAGAGAAGGCTTTCTTCCAGAGCCGTAAGGATGCATTTGCAGCCAATAATGATTAATTAATGTAGTCCTAGGGTAAAAGCCCTAGGACACAAAAACAAAGTATTACAAAGAAAAAAGAAAGGGTAAAGATATGTGTGTTATTATTGTATGTCCGAAAGGTGTTGCTTTACCATCCGTAGATGAGCTGAGGGCAGCGTATATGAGAAATCCAGATGGTTGTGGGTTCGTGAGCGAGTCTGACCATTACAAGAGTTTGCATTTCTCTACATTTATCCGTAGATTGATGAAGCGAGATATAAATGAAAATGTTATCATACATTTTAGATTTGCTACTCATGGTTCAGTCAGTGTCAAGAATTGCCATCCATTCTATAAGGCAGGTTATTGGTTCGCACATAATGGAGTGCTCCCGATTTGCTCCGAGCATGATAAAACGGATAGTCAGATTTGCTTTGAACGTTTCATTTATCCTACTATCAAGAAATATGGTTGGGGTTCTAATGAACATATGAAAGAAATGAATAAATGGACAGCTCATGGTTCTAAGTTTGCAATGTTGCATAATGGTGAGATAGTGAAGTCCGGTAAATTCATAGAGCGTGATGGACGGTTTTATTCTAATTTGAATCATTTGGGTTATATGCGAAATGTTATAAACTTTTAGATGATTAATGTTTAGGTTCTTTTTATTCGACAAGCGTCAGATGTCCGTGAGGATGTTTGGCGTTTTTTTTCGTTATATGCGAGTTTAATTTTGTGTTACTACTAGTTTACGATTTCATAATAAAATAGCCTTAAATCGCTTGTAAATGCCCTTATTGCTCACTTTTAGGCAAAAGTGAGATACTTGCAAACGGATTAGTGTGTTAATTGTTCTTTTCGTATTATCTTTGCACTAGTTTTAACAAATATATCGAAAGAATGAAAGAGAAAATTTTCCAGTTACTAAAACAAGAGTATAAGTCTCTTGGGTTAGGTGATGAAGTTCTTCAGGCACATGCCGAAATGCTTGATAAGATGGGGCTTGTTACTGATGACAACATCGAGACAGTGGTTGCTAGTCAAAAGGATTTTTTGGAGTCCTTGCAAAGGGACAATGACCGCAGAGTTACCGATGCCAAGAAAAAGTTCGAGGAGGCACAGAAGGCTAAAGAAGATGCTGAACGCAAGGCTGCTGAAGAAGAAGCTAAGAAGAAAGCTGAAGAAGAAGCCAAGAAAGCCGCTGAAGAAGCCGAAAGGAAACGCTTGGAGGAATTGGCAAAGAAAAACGAAATGCCGGACTATCTCAAAAAATACTTTGAAGAGCAGGCAGCAGAGAAGAAAGCTTCAGAGGAAGCAAGAACCAAGGAACGTGAAGAGTTCAAGAAACTCGTAGAGACCTTGACTCAAAAGAACACCGATCAAGCCAAGACTTACAACGAACAGATGGAGACGCAAAGCAAGACCATTAAGGAATTGCAAGAAACTATCCAAAAGCAAGCTGAGGAGGCTAAGGCTAAGGAAGAGGCTGCTGCAAAGGCAAAGGCAAAGGCAGACCACGATGCGAAGATTTTATCAAAGGCTAAGGAGTTGGGCATTCCCGAAAGTCGTATCAACGAGGGTTTCACATTGAGCGATGATGCTACAGATGAAGCTATCGAAACATACCTCTCCAAGGTAGCGAACAACTACAAGGCGTTGCAACAACCACAATTCGGGGGCAGCTATCGTGCTAGCGAGGGTGAGCCAACAAAGGATGACGTTGACAATGTAGCCGCATCATTAGTTCAGTCACTTTAAAAATTGAAAAACATGAATCAGGAATTGAAGACTACAAAAAAGCAAATTGTCTTTGGTGAGGATTCCGTCATTATCCAGAAATGGGAAGGCGACATCAAGGGCGGTCGTGCTTTGGATTGGACAGGTGTAAAAGATGAAGTTCTTTACGCAGGTCGTGTTATCGTGACAGATGGTAAGGGAACTTACAAGCCATTACCTATTGAAACAGACAATTATAAGGCTTTGGGTACTGCCAGTGACCCATTGGAGCATTACAAGTATGCGGGTGTTCTCTATCGTTCCATTCAGAACGGTGAACCAGCGGCAATTATGACTGCTGGACAAGTTAACAAGGTAGCAGCTAAGGCTGCAAATGGTGCAGACTATCCGGATGCGTTCCTTACAGCTATGCCAAAGATTGCTTTGGTTAGCGATGAGGATGCAAACAAGTTCGATGAGTCTGATGCAACCATGGACAAAGACTAAAAGAAGGAGGATAACAGATGGAAAAATCACTTTATTTTCAGTTGGTCAACAAATACTTCCCACAACTTGTTGCAAGTGTAGTAGAGAAGTTGAACGGCAAGAATCAGACTGCATTGACCTATATGTACCGAGACCACTTGACTAACACATATAGTCAGGACGGACGCTGGGCATCAATTACTGCGGAATACACACGAGTTGCTGCTGACGTTGTATCAATGGATGCAGAACTTCCATTGAAGAGCCGTGACAAGGTATCAACCGCTGAGGGTCAAATCCCAAAGGTTGGTATGAAACTCTACATGACAGAGAAGCAGCTTAAGGATTTGGATAACATGATTGCGCAACGTTTGCCTCAGCCGCAGATTTTGCGTAACTTGTTTGCAGACCTTCCTCGTTGTATTCAGGCGGTTTACGAGCGTATTGAAGATATGTTCCTCAGTGAGCTGTCAACAGGTGTAGCTTTGGCAACTCGTTCCGGTGGTACTGGTGTCCGAGTTGATGTAGGTTTTGCCGAGAAGAATAAGTTTGGCCACGGTGCTAAGGCTTGGGACGCAGAAGACGCAACTCCACTTGATGACATCCAATTGGTTTACGACAAGGCGATGGAAGACCAAAACACCATCACTACTTGTTATCTTGATGATTACACAATCAAGTTGCTTGGCAAGAACAAGCAGGTTCGTGCTCAGTTTGCATTCAATCAGGGCATTGCAATCAATAGTGATAGCAATATTCCTATTTTGAGCTTTGAGCAGATTGCTTCTATCTTCAAAAACAAGTGGCAGACTAACTTGGTACGTGTAGCCCGTACAATCAAGACCGAGATTAACGGCAAGAAGGGAACACACAACCCTTGGGCTAAGGGTCACATGACCTTTACATGCTATGATAACCTTGGTGATTTGTTCTGGACTAACGTAGCCGAAGCTACAAGACCAGTTGCAGGTGTTACTTATCAGTCAGCCGATGAGTATATCTTGGCTAGCCGTTATTCTACAAACGACCCACTCCGTGAGTTCACCAGCTCACAAGCAATGGTTGTTCCTATCTTGAATAACGTTGATGCTATCTACTCTTTGGACTCAACACAAGCGGTAGGTTAGGCTTATGAGAGGTGAGGTAATTAGTCCGTTCCGTGATAAGTTCCATTTTAACACCATCTATGAAGTTGGTGCAGTCTTGGACTTTGACGAAGAACGTATGAACTCCCTTATCGAACGTAAGCTTTGCAAGATGTTGGAGGTGCAGGATGATAACCATTCTGCACCTCTAAAAGACGATAAGGAAATTAAAGATACTCCTAAAAAGGAAGTCTTGAATGATGGAAAAGAAAATCCAGTAAAGGAAGAAGAAAAGAAACCAGAAGAGACACCTAAGAAGGAAGTCTTAAAGGAGAAGAAGGAGAGCAAGCCTAAAAAGGAGAAAACCCCAAAAAAGGATGCTGCCGAGTCAACCGAAGAGACTTCTGAAAAGGAGAATGTAGAAGAGGAACTTGACGAAAAGGCTAAGAGCGAGCAAGAGGCTGCAAAGAAAATCGCTGAGGCTATGAGTCAGGCTCAGAAATAAGGATGTCACATGAAGATAAGAGAATACATTTCGCATAAGTTGCGTGCTTGGAATATTACCGATGCTCAATTGGAAGATATTTCGTCAGGTATAGACCTTGACGAAGAATATACGTCTGATAATTCGCAGGTTGTAGGCAAGGCGATGATTTCCGTAATCGAGGAACTGATGCTTGCCCCATATATGAGTAATGTGAACGAAAATGGATTCTCTGTCTCTTGGGACTACTCTAGGATAGGACAATACTATATGTGGCTTTGCCGTAAGTATGGTGTTGCTCCGGATGATGAAGTGGTGGCAGCTTTAGGGCTTTCCACTATCACGGATAAGTCTGATATTTGGTAAATGTCTAGGTTATGTTATATTCCCCTCATATATTAAAGAAAAAGTTCGTGAATAAGGTTGTCAACAAGTACAACGAGGTCATTAGCTCTTCTGAGGAATGGAAAGAAATGGGGCGTTGTCGGTGCGATGACAACTCTACCGAGCATTTCACTACCGATAATGGTAGCATATATACACCGAAATATCATATTGTTTGTGACAAGTGCCAGATTTCCGAAGGTGATGAAGTCAAAGTATATTCCGATGATGGAAGTTACCGAGGAGGTGGAAAGGTCTATAATGCCCCTAAGTGCAATTATCTTGGTTATATGAGTATCTATGTCTGATGTTATAAAGGATGAGATAGACGCTTTCTTTGCACAGGGAGAAAGGGAAGTAGATGAATTCCTTGATAGGTTAGGTAAAACTGCTGTTGAACTTGATAAGGCTAACGGAAACTATCGAAACCGCACAGGTAATCTCAGAAGGTCTAACTATAGTAATGTACATGACCACACCTTGACCCTTGGCAACAAAGCGGAATATGCGTCTGATGTTTCCTCTAGGGGGTATGATGTTATAGATTCGGGTATTCAGTATATCAAGAAGGAAATCGAGGATATGCGATGATAACAGAAATAGATGCTGGTCATGTAATCTATGATGACTTGGAGTTGATGGGATTGGAACGTAGACTGAAAGGACATCTGAAAAAGGGTGGACTTGATGGGGAAAAGCCTATGGTCGGTGAGAAGATCCCAGATGATGGTTTGATAGTCATCATTCCTAAGCGCATGAGTGCAGACAAGACCTATTTCAATGATTGTACTATAGAGGTAAACATATTGCTCAAAGATATAGAGGGCGAGGCTAATCCTCAATTGAACGAGCTTTTAAAAAAGGCTATTGAAACCTTGTCCGACAAGGATGTTGGTAAGGTTGAGGAAGTATGGTATCGTTATTCTATCCGCTCCCACGGCATAGAGCAAGAGAGTAGGTTGAGTTGCCATTACGCAAACATTACTATAGATTTTGAAACATTAAATGTAAGATAAGATGAAACCATTTATTGGAATCAAGAGAATTTGGTATGGTGCTCCTCTTACCGAGGCAAATACACCTGCTAAGTTGGCTACATGGTTGAAAACCGCTACAGAGGTATTGAACAGCCATGAAGGAACATGGGGATATTCTCAGGATGACCCTAGTGTTACCGAGTACAAGAACGAGCTGAACGGACAGGTTTACTATCGTGACAAGACTGATGAGGGTGCTAAGACAATTACATTCTCTATTGGTGTCTTCTCGTGGAAGAACAAGGTAGACTTGCAAGGTGGTAAGATGTACAAGGCAACAGGAGAAGAGACTACAACGGAGGCAGATGCAGTAGGTTGGTCTTCTAGCCAAGATTTGGCAAACATCAACAAGTGTATTGTTGCTCAGACCAAGACCGGAAACTACATCGTTTTCTCAAATGCGGCTATCGTAGCCAAGGGAGACCAGCAGGACAAGAATATCACTTTGGGTATTTCTGCCGTTGCCATGGAAAGTGAGACCGATGGTGTGGCTGGCGAGTACCAATGGGAAGGTTCTGCAGTTGTGGAACAGGAATAAGCTATAAACGACAAATGATAGAGGGGGATGGTATTACTGCCGTTCCCTTTTTTTATATTAAGAACTATGAGTAAGGCAAGTAAATTAGTTGCGGATGCTATTCTTGGGAAGGATTCCGTAACAACAATGGTGAATGGAAAGACTTATTGTATTTCACCGCCAACTATTATAAAATTGGTAAAGGCGGCTAAATACCTTGACAGTTTTGAGGAAGGCAAATCGCCAGGGGAAATCTTATGGATGATGAAAGATTTAGGTGACGCTTGCAAGGCATTATCTGTGTTTATACAAGGCGATGAATCCATTAGTGATGAATTATCTAAAGGAACACTAGAAGATGTTGTCAATGGCTTGCAAATGGCTTATTCTCTAATTTCAATAAAGGATTTTCAGAAGCTATCAATTTTGGCGAAGAGTGCGGCAAGGATGATAGCAAAACCACGACCATAGGTAACGATACACTCTTAGGACAGATTGCATCTTTTATGGATAGTCTGCATTTATCTTACCAAGAAGTCGTGAAAGAGATACCTTATAGAAACTTATTGCTGATGGTAAAAGACAAGCAAAGAGTAGCATGTGGTGATGTAATGTATGAGGTAACGGAAGAAGAGTTTGGAATGAACTTCAAAAAAGGATAAGTTTAAAATAATGCAAATAAAGTATTAAAAGCACTAAAACACTTGCAAGTTAGCGAAATATTATTTATCTTTGCAAGCGCAGAACAAAAAAGGATAAAATGGCGATTTAAGAAATTGATAAGATATTAGAGACACGAAACCCGATGGACTATACCGAAAGGCAGTCCGAGTCACAATTCCTTTGACTTTGCAATCGGTAGTTTCGTGTTTTTGTTTTTAAATAAGATGCAAGACGTAAGGTTAATATTCGAGATACTGGTTTCCATGTTGCTTTGCGTTTGTCTCATATTGCTTGCTGTAAGTAGATATAGGCAAAAGAAAAAGCGTGAAGAACCGGAGCGAAAGGAAATGGACTTGATAGACTTCTTTTCTTTGGGAGGAGTTGCCTATTATTGGAATAAAGGTGGTAAGCAGCAGAAATGCTACACATATGAAGAATTTCTGAAAATCAAGGCTGACTACGTGGAGCTTTGGTTGAATCAGAATAGATATATTTTTAACTCTCAATTAGATTGCGATGATATATAAAGTATTTGTTTTGTTGCCGACAATAATTGTATCAGATGGTATTGTAGGTATAGCTTGGCTAGGAAAGGTCTTTAGCTGGAGATATGGAAAGAACAAGAAAAAGAGCAAGAATGTGTCCTTAATGATAGGATATAACACAGGAATGTCTCTTAAGTCGAAAATAGACGATAATGCTGCGGATGATTATTTAAGACGCATTGCCGAAGAAAATAGAATCTAAATTCAAGGGTTAGAGTCCCTTTTTACAACCATATTACTTGTGGTTATTTTTATACATCGGTTCACTGCTGTCCCGTTTAGAAATCATTGGGCCTGAAAAGGCTAGGATATAGCCAATCCTCCGTCTCTTCTGTTGGAACAGCTTTGTTAAATAATTCATTTAAAGGAGTCTTGTCCGTA